GTGTTCTTCGAACTTTTTCTGGAAGCCCTGTCAAATAAACCACTTTCCTACGAAATCAATAGCGTGTATAAGTATTCAAAATTTGTGAATGAGATATTCTTGACTAAACCGTAAACTTTATATATTTAAAGTATGGCAGAAGCACAAAGTTTATAAATTAGTCATTGTAATAATCGTAATAGGTGAAAATCGTGGAACTAAAAAAAGAAGGAATCTGTCTACATTGTGGCAAACCCTTTCTACGGAGAAAAAATGAACGACTTTGTAACAAATGTCTACCTTGGTTTGATCAAATAAAAATGACAGAAAAACGTGAAATGTTGAAAATAGCAAGAAACTGCCACCACGCCATATTTCAGAAAGACTATCCGCAAGACATTTTCCATTGCGAAGAATTCAACCGAAACAACATAAACTGCACGAAATACTGTCCACTTTACGAACCAAAGGAAAAGTGATAAAAATGAAAGACCAAAAACTCAATCTTTCAAGACGAATAAAACGCATCGAGATAAACGCACAATTTTTTGAAGCTTTCTTTTTAGGAATGGAAGTACACTTAAAAATCAAGAATCCGTTGCCAACCGATGCCCGCATAGTGCAAATCGGCTATGACATCAACACAAACAATATTGTCATATTTATAGAAAGCGCGTGTTTTCCTGAAGTGCAACTGTTTCAAACAGTGGAAAACTATCTGCTTGAGGTTGAAAGAATATGAAATGTCCAAAATGCGGAGAACTTGCCGTTGAAGCCAGCGAAGGCAAAGACGGACACTACGAAGGCACATATTATGTGGACGCAAGCATGGAATACGAATGTATGAATTGCGGGCACAAATGGAAGGAAGAGAGGAATAAGAAATGAGAATTCAGACTTGCGTAAACAATTGCAATTGTCGAGACTGCGAACATCTTAGAATAGTTAATAGAAAAATGGATTGTAAAAAGGGATGTTATCTGCCATGAGCAAGAGTTTGAAACAAAAAATCCTTGATCGCATAGTTTGGCTAAGAGATACAGCCGACGGTGGTACACCACCATGAGTTCTGTTCATTGCCGATTCATAGATGGTGAATGTTACGATTACGTTGGAAAATGTTTCAATTGCCATCATCGACTCAAGTTTCTAAAGAGGGAAGCGAAACCATGAACAAACTCGTTGAAAAACAATTAATTCGTTTAAGCGATGTTTTGGAACAAACTAATGCTCCTAATGAAGTATGGACAGAATACCGTAAGTTAGAACAACTTTTGAAGGAAGCAAAACCATGACAAATGAACACCTACATCTAATCAGAGAGAAGCAACCCGATGCAAGAAAAGAATACAAATTCCTAAAGGTTTGGTGTCCTCATTGTGAGATGTGGATTTGGGTTATTCATCTCGACTTAGCACCTGAGAATCCTAAGGAAGCAAAACCAGAATATGTTTGTCCTGCAAGAAATACGTGTCCGTATAACTATGATGCTTGTCACGATCCAAAGAAATTCTGTCGAATAATCGAAGATACACCAGAACATTATTCAAAAACTATGGAAGGAAAGAAGGAAGCGAAACCAAAATGATTTATGAATTAGACAGCACCCAAAAAGACTTCAAAAGTCAACTTAGAGCATTCATTGAAGATACAGGATGGATAGGGATTTTTAAGAAGAACCTAAACGACGAAAATAAAATTATCGGCGAATGTTCTCTTGGAGTTACAAAAAAAGGACAATTAATAAAAATCACGTTTAACGGGAAAAAATTAAGAATTGAAACTTAGTTGGTTAAAATGAAAAACCTTGAAAACTTCGAGTCAGTCCAGCGATGGTTCACACAACTAAAAAAGCGAGCGTGCGCCATGGAAAACGGCGGAATGAGCAAGGCAACGAAACAATTTGCGTTGATGTCGCTCAAGTTCTACACCGAATATACCAAGTTGAACCCCGACCAAATAATAAGCGATGCCACCACAAACATCAACCGCCACTACGACTTGATCGACAAGTTCTGGAATAAATATCCAACCAAAACCACCGCTACAATAATGTTCGGCTACTTGAAAAGCTTTTACCACGCCAATCGCATCCCGCTCACAAGTAAACAGCCGTCACTGCCTACAATTCGTAAATTTGAGAAAATACCGAACAACGAGGAGATAAGACGAATTTGCGACGTTGCCCCGCTCCAGCACGCAAGCTGGATACTGGCGAATAGTTACATGGGGCTGCGAATCGGGGCAATCCCGCAACTCGCCGCGTCCAACTTTCAAACTGAAAACTGGAAAGAAGACAAGCCACTATACCCCGTTTTTATCCCGAAGATCATCAGCGGCACGTTTGATTACGTCACATTCATCGGGCACGACGCAAAAACTAAGTTGGAGAGCTACTTTGAAAACGCCAATCCTGAAAAGCCGTGGAACTACAAGAGCGTCACGCTAATTCAACGGTTCAAGCACTACGCTTACAAGGCTGGCGTGATAGGCGCGCCAGACGGTCTTTGGAAATCGGGCGGTAGCATCAACACGCCCAAAGGACTGTGCCCGCTCAGACCACACGCACTCCGCAAACGAGTGCAAACAATTTTGGAGAAGAAAGTGCCGTTAAATTGGGTAGATCACATGCTTGGTCACATACCGCGGGGCGCACAGGGCAAAGCTTATTCACGTCCAAATCCAGAGGAACTGTACGAGGCGTATCTGAGTTGCTTGCCCGAACTGGAAATTTACGGGCACCACCGCGACAGCCCAATATTGCCAGCTGTCGAAGTGCAAAAAATGGTGGCTATGGAACAAATCCGCAAACTTCCGCCACAAGCACAACACGAAATCAAAAATCTCTTAGCAAAAGTGCATACAACAGAAGAAATGAATAATATCTTGCAGAACATAATGATATTGGGGAAGAAGAAATGAGCGTAAAACTTTATTCAAAAGAAAAATGGGGTGTATGCAAATGTGGTCATTATCAATGGCAACACGATGATTCCGTAATTCTTCCTGATGGTCTTCCAGAAGGTCGTGGTGATGGACATGGAAGATGCGGTGTTAATGGTTGTTCATGCAAACAGTTTACATGGAATAATTCTATAAAAGCAAAAAGGAACTTTAGGAAAATATTAGAATTAGCAGTTCAGAAAAGAGAAAAAAGATAATTAAGAATGGTTGAAAAAATGAAAATAAAATATCACGTCTGCCAAAACTGCGGCAAAAAGTATCCGTGCCCCGAACCCGAAGATTGCGACTTGCCCGTGCGATTTGGTCATTGTAGCGAAAAGTGCAAGTGGGAAAACTTTGGCATTGTAAAAATTATGACTAACCCAACAACAGCAGGAGAAATAATAGCTGTAGAATATGGAGAACTTAAAAAAGGTGACTGAAAATGGTTGAAGATTTAAAACAGAAAGTCTACGTGTTTTGGTGGAATAAAAAAGGAAAGCTTCACTTCAAAAAGACAGAGGACATGAAAACATGGACTTAAAAAGAGGTGATTGAGAATGGTTGGTGAAGGAGAATTCAAAAAACGAATAAAAGAAAATCGTGATGCTCTTTGTGCAAAAGCGGTTATGATTGCTATGAAAGAGTGGATTCAAGAGGCTAAACAAGAATTTCCAAAGAAGTCTGAATACAACTCTAGCGAGAACATGCACCTACATTGGCATGACTTATTAGATGAATGGTTTGTTAAGTGGTTTGGCGAAGACAAAAAAACTAACTAAGGAAAAACATAAGTTTCTTCGTTGCCGCTCCACACAACAGAAACAGTCACCGAAGAATTAGAAACTTCCCAAGTGCTAAAAGGATAAATCCACCCTTTATCTATCAACAAAAACTTTTTTTGAAATTGACCATTAACGTAAACATAAACGTCAGTTAACGGCGTTTCCCCTTTATAATAAACACGGTGATTCCAACCATACATGCCCCGCTTCACCGTGCCGTCACAAAAGCTGTAAACGTCAAATTGTCGCGATGTAGTTTTTAAAGATAAAGCATAAGAAATAGCCACGCCTACAAAGGTACAGATAATACCAATAATAATGAGCGATTTAATTGTGTTCATGTGCCTCGCTTCGGTTTATAGTCGAGCCTGTACCTGCACCGCGGGCACGCCACGGGCAGTCGGGGTGCTTCATGCAACCGCGGCTGCCACGCGTAGCGGGCATCACTGGGCAACTGCGGACACGCGTGGACAACCACTTCAACCGTGTTGTCCTTTGAAACCGTGAAAAACAGCGGCTTCTCAAGTTCAAAGCCCGTCAAGTCGAGCCGAACCCAGCCATTCGAAGGGCAATCGTTGAACGTGTACACGCGGTTGCCAAGCTCGGCTAGTACCTTCGACACCTTGATTACTGGCAACTTCACTTTAACCACTTTAACCCATCTCTCATGCTTATATAGAGGTTATTACTATTATTAAGGTTTGTGGTAACACCACATTTATAAGGATGCTTATAGTAATCATAATAGAGGAATTTGAATGGAAGAAGTAGCCAAACTTCTCGACAGGGCAACCGCCAATCTCTCCCCCCTTCTCCAGCAAAAATTGCCGCCTGAAATAGACAAGGTTCTAGTTGAAACCCAAGAAATTTTGCTGTTTTTAAAGGAATTGGCTGAACATCGAAATGATTTCCTCGAAGCATTAGATATAACAATGAAGAATAACAAGGAAATATTGGATGCCTTGGCTAAACTCTAGGAAAATCGCCAATTATTAACAATCGAACAAATTTTGGGCAAGAAAACCAAAACAAGCCATGCCATAAGGTTTTTAAGCATGACTAATAATAGTAATAAGCGTGATAAAAATGGAACAAAAAATAGAAATCCCAAAATGTCCAAACTGCAAAAAACCACTAGATGACGTATATGAATATGGAGACTTCAGTAAAGATTGGATATGGAATGAAGAAACACAATTATATGAAGACTTGGAAGAAAAATGGGACAATGTAACTGCTCATTGTAGATATTGCGGACATGAAATAGACAATACCTTCCTTTTAGACCATCTCGAACATAAGGAGAAATAAAAATGAAATTTGAAAATTTACCACAAAAACTGCAAGAACTACTATCTGATCTGAAACATGCGAGTTCTACCATAGAAAATGACATACGAGATGCTCTCGAAGATGCAGAAAACGACGAAGATTTCGCTTCCAAAGCACTTTCAGCAATGGAAAACTTAGGATTCGAAGTAAACCACTACCACGATATTTTCTATAGATGGCTAATTCCGTCAGTAAGAGAGGCGACGCAAGAATGAACAAAGAAAAACTGACGCTTAAAGATTTAGAAGATTTGGCTAAGTTTTCCATGCAATATGCACCATTCAGAGAGGAATTACAAGAAAACAAACCATCAAACAATACTGTCACGAATTAGCATTAGAAATGTCCTATCAACGAGAGTTAGACATCCAACAAGGAATAACGAGTAGAAAAGAAGAAAACAGAGAGGGAATTTGAATGATCCCGATAGAACAGCAAATCGAAATGATTAAAGCTGAACAAAAAATCGACTTAGAATCTGGAGAGTTCCAATTCACAGAATGGCAAAAGAAACCGACCCCTTACAAAACAGAACACGACGCATGGCTCTCGATAATCAGTTTCAAAACATTCAGACACGACAACAACTTACTCTACGCAATATATGAACCACGATATGACAACGAAACACAAACTATCGGCAAACACGGAAAAGTCATAGAACGTGGATTCTGGTTTGTATGGGAGAAAAAGGAGATAATATAATGGGACATCTCGGCACATGCCAAATCTACAGCTTCGAAAAGAACCGTGCAATAATCTTACTCCACCATGAGAAACACGGAAAAGAAATCACAAAATCCAGAGTGAATTTCTTGATTATGTGTTGGAAGGGCATGCACAGAGAAACTGCACGACAACTAAAAACGGAATACGACAACTTCCTAAGTTTGCCAGAATACCAACAGAAACAAGAACTGGAACACGCTAAGAACCTAATAGAAAGACAATATGTAACGTTAGAAGTGACTATGCCATGATACCCTTCGACGTTAAAGAGTGCATGGACAATGGATTCTTCGTGTGCGGAACATCGCAAAGTGGCAAAACAAATTTGAGCAAACACTTAGCACAAAAACTGATAGAGGCAGGCATTCGAGTAATCGTAATGGACACGAGCCAAGCGTGGTCACACGATTCACCAATAACAGTCATAACAGAAGTATCGCCAGAAATATCACGTTACGACTGGCACGACGAAAGCGAAATTTTGGATTTGAGCAAACTCGCATCGAGAGAACGCATCATGTTCGTAAACCAATTTTGCAAACAAATTTATGCACGGCACGTCTATGGCTATAGAGAGCTAGAATTCATAATATTCGAGGAAGCACAGACATATTTGCCCAACGGATGCATGAGATTAAGCGTGAGGAAAACACCAATTTACGATGGCGTGCTGGACATTGTGACTGTGGGAGCAAACTATAACTTGCGCTTCGGCTTAATCACGCAGTTTCCCGCCCTTGTGGATAAGTCCCCCGTCAAGATCACAATGCAACGTTATTTTGGCTTGACGTGGGAAAAAAACGACGTGGGCTACATTAAATTCTTTATCACCAAAGAATGGGCTGAACAGTTGAAGACGCTAGAAAAGGGAGAATTCATTTACCAATATCGGGGAAATGTTGAACGCATTAAAACAGAAATCTATAAATCGCCAATTATTAAGGATTCGATAACTCCGCAAGTGAACTTCGAATTTAATTTCTGATTCAAAATCCCTTTTTCTTTTAAGGGCAATATGAGAAATTACCACGCATCGAGCATTTATTAGCGTGTTTTGGGTATTTCTTACATCTTCTACATTTTCGTTTCATATCATACCGTCATTAATAATAATAATAAACTTTATAAGCATGTCTTACTACTACTATTACGATGATAAAAATGAAAAACAAACAAAACATAAAATGCGAATGCGGGTACGCATGGTTCACGGGATCAACGTTCAGGTTGGTCACATGCCCTTCATGCCATCGTTCAATACCAAACCCAAACTATAAAGAGGGATCAACATGACAACCGAAGAGACATATAGTGAAGTTGAAGTGCAAATAACAGCCATTGAAACAAACATACGATCACTCTTAAAGGATCATCCACATGCGCAACAATTCATAAAGATTCTACAGAATGAAGCAATAGATCAAGCGTTCAGGGAAATACACGAAGACGTTCAACTCATATTCGCAACATTAGACGCACACAACAAAACATTAATCAACATACTAGAAATTTTAGACACTCAAAGACAACAACTAGAGAAACTGCAAACACAAATATCAGAAATACGATTAAGTTTCGCTTTTCCACGAAGGAGAGATTGAACATGGGAACTAGAGGATGTATCGCAAGACTAACAGAAAAGGGATTTGAAGGAAGGTATCACCATTGGGATTCTTATCCAAGTGGATTAGGTGAAAGCCTATGGAAGCTGTATCACGGACACTTCAAGGAAAACTTAGAGAATATGCTGAAAGAACTGATAGATAAACACCCTGCTGGATGGAGTACGATATGCGGTAGAGACTTTAGCTTTAAGGCGGGATTCATTGAACACCAAACAAGCGAAGAGTATGATAAAAACAAGCAACCACTATGCTTTTGTCACGGAGACAGAAAAGAAAAAGAATGGCTTGTAACTGAAAAAGACGCTTCAGATAGCGGTGTAGAATGGGTTTACGCTTTCGATGTGCAAAACAAAACCATGCAAATATTGGCTTCATACAACGAAGACAACACTAAAATGATAGGCATGTTCGGGTGTGGAAATCCTGATGCTACATGGAAAATCATTAAGATCGTGGAATTAGACGGAAAAGAACCAGATTGGAAATACATAGAAGACAATGTAAGAGATGAATCACACCAGACTTATGAGAACATTAAGAAAAAGGAAATAGCAAAGTTTCTATCTGATAGCAAAGAGGCATTTTCACATGTAGGTAAATTAGGCTTAGGCATAGGAGACATGGCTTACGCACACTATCTCTTATGGTATATGGAAGACGTAAAAGAACATCTCCTTTATGATACCAAAATGGAGATAGCCAAAAGAATAAGCGAATTAACGCTTAGAAACCCAATTTGGGAAGACAGAGAAACCAATTACATAAAGGATTTTCCAGAACTAGAACCACATTCAAGCACGAAACAAATAAGCGGACTACAACTCTGTGCGGTTCTCGAAGGAATTGTAAAGAATTTGCAAGAGGGTTCTTAAATGATAAAAGGAAAAATACACCACATAAAAGACAACGGAACGATAATAACTCTTTGGATCGACACTAAAAAAGGCTTACGACCAATACACTTCGATCACAGAATGTTTCAAAATTTCTACGAAGCAAACACACCACTAAAAGATAAAGAAGTAGCATATTATCCGAGAACCATGAAAAGAGAACCCTACATAAAGGTGTTAGAAAATGATGAGCTTTGAAATGAACTTTTACGTTACCAAAACACCAGACGGACTATACCATGTGCAAAACATAGTAATGGGACACTTCGGACAGCACCACATTCACAACGAAAAATCGTTTCAGAAATGGAAAAAAGGAATAGCTAAAAAATACATCCACATCAACGAAGGCGCATGTAGTTGCGGACTAGCAAAAAGCGGGGACACTAGAGAATACGACGGTCACGAATGGCACAATGATAAGTTTGAGGGATTGCAATGAGTGAATACGATAAACAAGCACAAGACTTCATAACTGAACATAGTTTAAAAATTCGCTTAACATTTCTCGGAGAACAAATAAACAAGTGGGATGACCAGAATTACAGACCGAAATACAAAGTCACAATAACACGCAAGGGCGGAATAGGCAAAAAACTAACGTTCACGTTTTGGGATTCAATAGCAAATTATGAAAAGGGAAAAGAACCGTCAGCATACAGCATACTAACATGTTTAAGTAGCGATCTAAATACCCCCTCTACCTTCGAAGATTTTTGTTCTGAATTCGGTTATAGCGATGATTCAATAAAAGCTAAAGCAATATTTAGACTGTGCCTAAAACAAACCACTAAAATAAGGAACTTTTTCACCATAACAGAGTTGGGCGAACTATCAAGCATTCAATAAAATTCCCATCTTTTTTCTATTCAAAATCGCCATTTATTAATGTATTTGAAAAGTTGTTCAGTTTAACCGTGATTTGAACGCTAAATAGAAAAGTGGCTTTTAGGCAAGTTGAACACATGAATAGCGTTCACGTTAAAGTTTTGCATGAATGAGCAATATGCTAATCTGACATATAAACAAGTCTTCAGATTCTTATTCATAGTATTTATATACTTTATTATTATTACTATTAACCGTGATAAAAATGAATGAACAAAAAGAAAAACAAAACACAACCGAAAAGACAACAGTTTTTAGTTCTGTTGTTGAATCGGAAAAGTTAGGAAAATCCCTAAACATAAACGAAATAGAAAAATGGTGTAGACAATTCGAAGAGTTCAACAACTTAAACCTAAATGATAAATGTCATATAACACACCAATTAGACAACATTGTAAAATGTTATGACGAAATCTTTGCAGTAAACGATTTAGGATCGTTCTTGAGTTCAGTCTTACACAATGACTTTATAGCGTCTGTATGCACAGCCGATTCAATAAACATAAAATGCATAGTGATGTATGCAAAATTTCTGTACAACATGATCCCAATGGATTACATGAAAAAATTACACATATCTACGGAGAAATAAACATGTTAAGCAAAAAATATTACAAGATTCTGGCGGAAATAATAGCCATCAGCGAAACAAAACAAGAGATAGCGGAAAGATTAACAGCCTATTTCAAAACTGATAACAATAGATTCAATGCTTTCAAATTCAGAGAATATATAAACAAACTAGAGAATGAACATGGAAAAACTATAACGTCTTTTTCTATTGCCTTAAAATACAGCTTTCAGGATGTGCAACCATGACTAAACCACAACCAAATATAACCTGCACAGCATGTGGCTACTCATGGAACACAAAAAGCAAATTGATACTTGTGAGCTGTCCGAGTTGCAAACACAACATTAAGAACACGACATTAAAAGCGACCGAAATGGAACTGTTTACCGCAAGAGTTCAAAGAGCTTATGAACTAGAGAAAGCTGGAGAAAAAGAGGAATTCCATTATCGGAACACTCAACCAGAGGTGGAATAAATGACAACAAGAGAAAAACTAGAGCAAGAGTTTGTAAACGTCTATAGAAAAGCATGGAATTCTAACGAAGGTTTAACAAGTAAACACATAAAAAACATGACAAACAAACAGCTTAAAGAATCCATTGAAAGCCTAAAACACTTTTCAGAATTAAAAAAGGATGCAGAATAAATGACAGAATTCAGTAAATTAGCAATAGCTAGCGGATTCAGGTGTGCTGAATGCGATCAGTTTAAGGAAATATACCTTAGGAATAAATACCTTATATCGCTCGGAGTAGTAAAAAAGAATGATAAATTCGAAACAACATTACTTAAAGACTTTAAAAAACACATAGAAAAGACACATCCAGACAGAGCTAAAGCGTTCTTAACATAAATTTCCTCTTTTTTATCTCATTTTAGTTATGGATCACGTTAGACTCTAAACTTTTTAAGGCAAATAGCAAGGCAAATAGTAGTAAAAAATGTAGTTGTAAACATAAACAAAAACTAGACTGGTGAGACTGGTGAGCTTCGTATTACCAAAAATAAAACCTTCACCAGACAATAACCCATCGCTTCAAACCTTCAATAGTGATCCATGCAAACCACAAGGCAAGGGCAAGGATGCACAGCGAAACCTTAACTTTATTCATGCGTTCACCTATAATCATAATAATAGTAATAGTGTTTATTAAGTCTTACTATTAGGCGTGTGCTACGAGTGATTACGAAGCATGACAATTAAACATAGGCAATAACGAAGCGTAAGCGAAGGCATAAACTAGATTCTAAAACTGCATGAATAGACTAGATGCGACACTTGTATACAAAACTGTATACGGGCTGTGTTTGTTTTTAATCATGGTTAAGTGTTAGTAAACTTTATAATCATAAAGCTACCGTGCATGGAGACGGTATGAACGATAAGCATGGAACAAAAAGAACATTAACGAACAAGCCATTAGCATAGGGCGTTCACTATTCTGGGCATGGAACAAGCCTGAGCATAAACGATAAGCAACGAAGCATAACGAATAAGCACACATAAGCCCTAAATACTCCCCCCATACCCAAAAAACCCCGAAAAAATCAGATACTCCATACACCACAATTGACTGTATCCGTCACCAGAAAAAATCGAATTGTTGCCGTGCCCCGATGGTTCGTCGCTTTTGAAGCTTGGCAAACGGGAACGGCGATGGCACGACGACAATCTTCTTGATTTTATCCCCTAAAATAGCTATTTCAAATTTTTCAGTAGTAGTGTGTGTTTGTTAAAATGAGGGATAATATCGATAGTATCGAGAAGATTGAGAAGATTCTCATTTGCACGACGGTAGACCCCGCCCTACTTAGTAGGACTAACGCCAGATAGTTGATGAATCTTCTACTTCATCTTCTTTGGGTGCTTCTGGCAGTTCTTCGACAATCTTCTCGATTGTATCCCCTAAAATAGCTATTTCAATTTTTTCTGTTAGTAGTGTGTGTTTGTCAAAACAGGGGATAGTATCAAGAACATTCTTATTGGAAAAACACCATGCTTTTGTATAGTCAAACAATGTTCTCATTTCTATAACTGTTTTTTGCTCTTTTTCTGTCGTCACAGTTTTGGTGTAATAGACCTTTGCCTTTCTTCCTCGCATTGGCTGTTCCTTTTTTGTTATTAAATTTGCGTGTTCTAGTCTTTTGAGCCATTGGTACGCGTTTGCTTGGTTGCACTTTAACAGTTTTATCGTTGATTCCGCATCTACTCTTTTTTGCGCGTCTAAGGCTTGTTTGATGATGCTCCACACTCGCCAGAACCTTTTTGTTCCTTCAGTGAATGTGCCGACGATGGCTTCGTCCATGTACTGCATTGCATACCAGAAATCTTCGGGTGTGGCGACTATCCTGTTGTTCCATCGTGGTCTGTTTCTTAGGTTTAACGTGGCGACCGCTTCTACGGCGTTGAAGAGTTTGTTGATGTCTCTTCTCGCTCGTAGTAGTTGGTCGCCCACAATGTCTTTTATGAGGCTCGCGTATGGTATGATTGCGAATTCTTTTGGTTTTTCTTGGGTGATTTTTTTTGTTGCTAATCGTAGAACCTTTTTTTCTTTTGAAGCGTCTACGATGTGTCCTTCTCTTTCCTGTGCTCTTCTGTCTTTGATGGCTTTTGTTTGTTCGGTTGTTTCGTTGACTGCGAGTTCCCACAGTCTGTTTTTAAGTTCGGGCGTTACATCTACGTCCGTGCTTGTTGTGATGATGTTTTTTACGTTGTCGTTGTCGTAAATGTGGGTTTCCCACTTTTTTGTTTCTGGATTTTTCTCTACAACGGTGATTGTAAGTTTTCCTTCACTGATGAGAAGTTTCACGTCGAATTGAGCGGTGGATTCTTCTTCTTTTTTACCTTTGCTTAGGGCTGCGAACTCGGCTATGTAGAGTGTGCCCACGGCATCTTTTATGTATCGCAACGATTTGTCTGTCATGCCAGTGATTTTCCAAATATAGTTTTTGGGGAAACATTGTGTTACTTCGTCGCAGAGTCGGCTTTTTCCTGCCGCGCTGTCGCCGCCCACATGCACGTTTTCGTTGAGCAGTTCCAACAGGAAAAGGCTTGTTTTAGTTTTTGTTTCGCCGACAACTTCGTTTAGTGCCTTTTGGATGAACTCCATTTTTTCTTCTGTGGGCGCAATGAGAAACTTTTCTGCTTCTTTTTCTTCTTGGGGCGTGTATTGTTCTATATGTTTTTCTATATCAGGATTCTGTTTGAACCAGTACTTGTAGGGTTCTTCAATTTTAAAGGCGGACTGCACTGTTCTTTCTAGTTCTCTGTCGTCCATCGGCGTTTTGAGTTTGTTGTTCCACGTTTGCATTTCGACTAGGGCTTCCTCTTCCTTTTTGCCCGTTCTTCTGAACCATGTCGCCAGCCACAGGCATGCTTGGTTGCGTTCGCCCTCTTTTACGCCTTGCAGTATTTTTTCCACGTCTATTGCTTGTCTGTGCTCTTGCGGGTTGAAATTGGGATAGGCTTTTTGGATTAGCAAGTATAGTTCTTCTTCGAAGTCTTGTCCTTTCCAGCGGCTTATTGGCTGGTTTTGAAAGTTTTGTGCTTCATATTGCTTGCCGCTTGGATGGATGCTCGGCGGGGCGACGACGTAGCTTCCTTCCCCTTGCACGTCCAACGCTAGTTCTTTGATTTTGAACTTGCGGATTGGAAAGGGCAGTTTGTAGTAAATATGCAGTCCCTTTGACGTTTCTACAACGAAAGTGTCTTTTCCAACATCTTTCCCATGGATTTTATAGGCTGTTCGTTTGTCTTCATAGTCTAGCACGACCAAGTTTTCGCTGACTTGCCCGCACACTATGCCCACGTTGAATATTCCGCCTTGGAAGAACCAGTCTTCAATTTCCTTTTTGGTTGGTCTTCGGTGCTGGTACTGTTGCCACTTGTCGAGGGCTGGGGTTTTGGCTTTGGCGACGAGTTGAATTACGCTAAGTTTCTCTTTTTCGTAGTATTCCAAGAACCTTTTCAGTTCTGGGTCAGGCTCTATTTTGCCAGTCAATTCAAGTATATTCTTCATTTTTGTTTGGTTTTTCATTTTCTCTTCTCCTTACAATCATGTGTGTAAGTGCAGTTTCCATCGTTGTTTTTATATGGGCAGTTGCCGCTGTAAGTGCACATGTCGTGTTGGACTGTCGCTTCAAGTTTGACTTTTGGCGGGGCAACAACTTGCTTGTCGTGCTTATCGTATTGCACGATTTCGCAGTTTTCAAGTCGGGCACTCGCTATTTGGCAGTATTCAAAGTTCCATTCAATACCGAACCATTTGCGGGCGAGTAACTTTGCAGCGATACACGTCGTTCCACTGCCGACAAAAGGATCAAGAACCACGTCGCCTTCACGACTGCCCAACGTAACCAAATAAGACATGAGTTTCAGAGGCTTAACGGTTGGATGAAAATTGCCCTTCGGTTTTGTTGTTTTTTCACCCTTTCCTTTACGATAGTCATTTTCACTCCATTTGTTTTGGTCTGTAGTAAATTCTGGTTTAAGATTTTCACACCCCTTATTCCGCTCGCTTTTGCTCGCTTTTGGACAAATCAGAAACGGAAACGTCTTCTTAACGTCTTCAGGCAACTTCTCTATAGTCTTCTCAAACCACTTGTCCAAGTCGAAGTAACGACTGAAACTGCCAGAATCATCACAACCAGAATAAATGTCTTTTGGAACTCCTTCAAACCCTTTCTTCAAAATACTCGGTGTATTCTTATTACTTCTAACTCCCGCTTTCGATTTACTTATCTTTCCATCATTCAACATGTCATCGCTTACAAGCAAGTTGGCGGGAAAACGACCTTCCGATTGTGTAACCTCAACAGTTCTTGGTTTCCATCCACCTTCATAAGGATGCTCTGAATTTGGATTTGCTCTTTCATGATAACCTCTACGATTAAACTCATACTCATCTAAATCTTTTTTATCAACAATCGGTATTCTGCAATCATCCAGCCACGTCACGCCTTTCCCATTCTTCAACGCTTGCTCAACATAAGTTTTCTCGCTTAACGGTTTCATGCAGACAATGATGATTTCTACTGCGGGTTTAGGCTGGAAACCGCCATAAGAGCCGTCAAGAGCTTTGGCTTCTTCGGTTACAGGTTCACCTAAAATCAATCCAGCATTTTTACCACGAACTTCCATTGAACCGAATTTCTCTCTATCTCGTTTGCTCTCACGCCAATTAGGTGATATTCCTAATACCTCTCGTTTAGCTCCAAGTTTCTTGTCTACTGCTTTGCTTACATTCATAGCTTTTGGAAATCCGCTTGCGTAAGCCCAGTAAATGCTTGTGAATCCAGTTTCAAATCCCGCCTGCCCTAATCTAACAATCATTTGGCTTAATACGTCTTGTCTTGGTGAACTCATTACGAACATGAATGATCCGTCTTTGAGCACGCGGCAGCACTGTTTCCATATTTCAACGCTAGGCACAGCTTTATCCCACTCTTTGCCCATGAATGAATATCCGTAGGGCGGGTCTGTGGCTATGCAGTCGATGGACTCCGCTGGAACACGTTTTAACACTTCTGTAGCGTCGCCACAGTGTATTTTTCCTATCCACGAATCTATTTCGCCCATTTATTTCACCGCGTTTATTATCGTTGACACGATGAACAAGGCTATCGAAATAATCGTGGCTGCCATCCACTTGAGGTCGCCCTTGGCTTCAGTTTGTTGCGTGTCGTCCCTTGCCCGTTCTTTTATCAAATCGTCCACTTTCTGGTCGAGTCGTTCAAACATTTTTTGTAACAGTCTTTCTCTCGAATCAAGACTTGCGATCATTGTTTGCATACTATCTAATTGTTTCATTAATGCGTCATGGAGCTGTTTCGTGCTCATTTTCGGGTTTTCTATGCCTTTGACTGTTGTATTTGCAAGTTTCTTGTCATTTTTCATTTTTTGCACCCGTTTTCAACGCTTTTTCTCGTAATTTCAGTAATTTTGACATTGTTTTTTCACTCGTTTTTAACTGTAAATGTGGGTCTTTTTCGAAGAGTATTCGCATGGCGTTGCCGATTAGATGACAGGGGAAACAAAGTTCGGTTGTGTTCTCTAAGGCAAGGGCGTTGTTGTCTCTGATCTGCGTGTAGGTGTAAGCGTATCGCCAGTGGTGGATGTTTGTCCATCCGTGGAAATTACAACATTCGCACACTTGGTCGCGGGGGTTCTTTTTCAGCTTGAGTCTGAGGCGGTGGTAGTTGAGCCGATAGATTTTTTCTAGCAAGTTGTGGAGTTTTTTAAGCCAATTTTCAATCATATTTTCACGCATCCATTTTCGTCTACGTCTTGAAACCAATGAAATAGCTTGTCGTTTTCTTGTCTATTACTCTGTGCAGAACTTCGTGGATGAACTCGTGGTTCAATATGGTTTCTATGATGTCAGCCGTGGCGTTTTGGCAGTCTCCAATGGCGAGTTCTTTCAGTAAATTTCTAATCATTCTTTTTCCCTTCTGTAGGAAAGTTTTTGTCTATGCCTTACACCGTCAAGTTTTGGACTATAGAACGCGCCTGACGTTTCTTTTTTCCTTCGTATTTCATATTCTGTTTCTCTTTTAAGGAATAAATCATATTGTATTGAGACAAATTCGTGTAGTTTATCAATGTCGGCGAACAAATTTTCCACGTCAATTCTCATTCTTTCTGTTTGTTCTCGTAGAATTTTTAACAGGTCTTTTTGGGCGGTCATTTGTTTTCCCTTTTCAACAATTCACTATTTTCAAACCTTTTTCCACAGTTTTTGCACACGATTCGCACGCGCTTGACGAGTTCGCTGGTGAATGGGCTGTTTGCTAATTGCGAAACTCGGCTTTCAACTTCAATCCAAAATTCTTTAGATTTGCAATTGGGGCATTGCCATGATGTGCTTTTCCAGAGTTGAAGTTTAACTTTCAAATTTTTTCCGTCCCTCGTTTTCTTCGATATTCGCTGTGGCATTTATAGGAACAATAATGATTTTTATTTCGTTTCAATTCCCGTCGATGTCTGTAAATTTCTTTTCCACAGTTAGCACAATGAACATATTTTCCTAATTTTGGCTGGGGGTGTATCGCCCCTTGTTTTCTTTGATATTCGATGTGACATTTGTAAGAACAACAATGAGTTTTATTTCGTTTCAATTGCCATTGCCGTCTGTAAATTTCTTTTCCGCAGTTAGCACAACTAACAGTTTTTCCTCTATTGTTTAGCCATCTTTTTTTTCTTCCTTCTGTAAGAATTTTTAGTTGTTTTGCGGTAGGCTTATGGAATAATTCAAAGTGATGCTTGTGACATAAACAAATCATAAACTCAGGATTGTTTTCAATTTTGAATGGGTGGTGTCCGACAAGTTCGAACGGCTCAGTCTCGTAACCAATTATACAACAACCACCTAATTTTGTTAGTATCTCTATTCGCCGAAGTCTACTTTTCTTTCCTTTGTTGTTTTGTCCAAACCATAGTTTGTGTATTCTCTGTTTTTGTTTCTCTTTTTTGTTCCATTCTGGATGTGTTTGTTTATATCGTTCTGTGTATTCTTTGCTATACTCTCTTCTTTTTTCTATATCTTTATAAGGCATTTTAGAACCCCACATGCAATTTCTTGCCTGATTCTGTGTCCAAAGTATATATAAGCCTCGCGAACGTGTCACTTATGTCGTCCTGACTTCCAATTGCAGCCTCGTATCTAACGCTTTTTCCCGATTGTTTTCTTTGCAAGAATATTAATTCGTTAATTGCCTCTCGGTGATGTGGAAAAACGAATGTACCCATGTTAATGCGGTTGATGAGATACTCATACGCCATTTGATTATATTTCTGCGTTACATTGACCATGTAAATTGGTATGCCTTTTTCTTGGAGACGTTGCACGGTGCTTGCCGATTGATATTGGTCTATGATTATGTGCGTAATGTAGAACTGTTTGTAAAGTTTCTCAATGAAATCTTCAACAATGTTGATTTTAATAGGAAAATCACGATCTCCACGCCAGTACTTGATAAGGTCTACAACGTCCAAGTTGCCTTCTTGGTGCCCCATGGATAATGCATAACTGTTTCCGCTGAGTGCTGGGTCAAGGCTTAACATGCGGGGTGTCTTCTTGTCTTCTGTGATTATGTCTATTGTTCGTCCACTCGCGCATCTCTGGACATTTTCGGCGTTGAGAGCGGCATCCACAGTATCACAGAACATCGCGCCGTACTCCATTTCGAACTTCTCTGGGTTTCCTCTGTAGTCTATGCTCAACTCGTAGCTAGGGCAAGACAGGTTGCACTCTGTTTTCTTATCTTTTTGACAAGTGATACACTGGAACTGCAATTTCGGATTTAAATTCCAAGTCGGGTACTGGAACACGCACCGCCACGCTTCTTCGCCAGCCTCTGGAGTCTCTTGCATTGTATGGACGTGCTCGCCTGCCCTGAAGAGTTCCCAGAATATACCCTGTTTTCCTGCGGGACTACTGATTAAGACTGAACGACTGTCGGGTGCAAGCGGTTTTAAGTTGGGCATCAACGCGTAGTAGACCTCTGTGCCGCTAAGATTTCCTCGGTTGTCTAGGAAATGGGCGATTTCGTCGAATACTATTGTATGAGTGCTTAGTCCTCTTCCGCCCCGTGCGCTTGAAGATTGGCAGTGCACCACAAGGTTCTTTTCGAACACAAGTTCGTCTGCTGTTTCGTTGGCGATGAAGTTGCGTAGGTAAGGCGAGCTTTTGGCTAGGCTTTTTACGTAGTCGAAACTGACGTTCTGGACTTGTTCCCGTTTTGTTCCTACAAGTATGAAGTATATGCGTTCTTTCGGCATTAAGCCATAGTGCTGTTGTGGATTGTCGATTTGTGTCAAGATTCTGTAGATGCTGTTGAGAATGAAGATTGCACTCATAGTTGTTTTCCCGCTTTTTCTTCCGCATGTTAAAAGCAGTTCTTTATAGCGATTGGCTGGATTATCAAAGGTTTCGAGTATTCGTTCTTGATTTGGGCTGAAACGGCTAAACGGTAGCTTCAACATAGTATGGGCGAACAAACAAATGTTGAAAGGACTTAATTCGATTAAATCTTCAGAGTCAAATCTGCCTTCTTTAACGTTTTGCAAGATTTCGGCTAACGGCATGAATCCTTTCATTAGTCGGGTTCACCATCGTATTCTGCTGGCTCAATTTCCACAATTATGATTTCTACTGTCGTCCATTTGTGCCCGCATTTAGGACAGACATGATGGACTTCTTCCTCAATTTCCTTCTCCATTGAAAGATTCCTTCTTTTTCTTTTTGCGAATATGTATGGGGATTTCTTCGGGTTCAGGTTGCGTTTCAGTTTCACTTGTTTTCTCAATGCCTTCTTTGGCTTGTTCAATCATTTTGTCCACACGGTCTTGAAGGTCTACCACTGCCTTCGGATCGTAAGATTTGTTTTCTGCTCTTGGAATGTAGGGCTGTGCCGTGAACGTGAATCCTAGTTTGCTCATTGTTCTATCCCACTGCTGCATAACCTTTAAGGCAATACTCATTAGTCGGCGGTACTTTTCTTTGTCTTCATTTTTGAAGAGTATTTCGAGTTGCGTCCACAAATCATATTCGATGTGGACGTACAGTTTCAACATTTGTTCGAGAAGTTGGTACTGTTCAGGTCTTTGTTTGAGGCGCGGATAGAGGGCTGTGTAGTGTTTGATTAGTTCTTCAAATTTCTTCTCTTTTTCCGACGCGAGAATGTTTTCTATGTGTTTTATGTTTCGCTCAATTTTTTGTAGGTTTTTCATTTTTCTTTACCTCCTTATTTTCCTTCATTTTTTTGACTTCAAGTTCGGTGAAAATTTCGATTATGGCTTCTTTGTTATAATATTCGTTTTCCATGAACGACTGTTCCATGGCTTTCTGCATTTGGTTGTAGAGGGTAACGTATGGGCTAATCAGGTGCAAGTCGAAAACGTATTCGAAGAACTCGTGCACGAGCGTGTGAACGGCTTCTTCATAGTCGCGGTCGTAAATGTAGATCATGCGGTTTTCCTTGTTTACTTCGCCGCGAAGTTCCATCGTTTTGCCCAAACTTTCGCTTTCTTTTTTGGTGCAGGGCTTCCACTCGACGTGCAGTTCTTTGCCTCTGCCGTAGCGGATTTGCAACTTGTTCAGGACTATTTCTAGTTCAGTTTGTACGTCCAATTTTAAACACCAAGTTTTTGAGTGTTCGCGAATAAATTTCGGCTGTCACTTCGAACGTGAGTTGCAGTTTCCTTTTTTTGCCCTTTTTTGTTTCTTCCTCTTCTACTTGAGGAACTTGTTGGATATTGGCGATGCTTTGTATCCAGTCTTTCTTTGGAAACCATTCTTCAATTACATCCACGATTTCTCTGTGTAATTGTTCGGGGCTTTGGACGGTGATATAGAAGATGAAGTTCATGTTGGATTCGCCTCTGCCCCTTGCCATTGTTCATAGAGTTCGATGCAAATTAGAGAATACGTTGCAAGGTCTTTCAGCGTGTCAATGATGGTTTCGCTTTTTACTGCTGGCTCGGCTTTAGTGGCTAGTTGACAGATTCGGCTGAACTTGTCGCTGATTCGTACGAGACAGCCTTTCCATGCGGGAATGTTGAAACGTTCAGAAATGCGAAAGTTACTAAGGGCATCCTGTTCTTCAGCGTAATCCCTGTTTTTCATTTCATGGAGCTTTTTTATTTCTTCTACTAATTCGTCAAACCTTTTGCTTCTCGTCATATTCTACCACCATATTGAATGATTTTACATTTTTTACAAAGTTCACGTAATTTTTCTACGGTAATCGGCATATCCTCAAAATAAACGTCCAATCCAAGTTGGTTGATTACTTCCGCTTTTGCTTTAGCAACGGAAACGAACCATTCATGCCATTTGTCAGCATTTTTCCATTGGGACACAGCAATTTGTATGAGGGTTATATTCGGAAAGAACTTGTCGCATTGTTTTTTCGTTAGTTGTTGCAAAGATTGTTCGCGTGCTGTAATTATAAAGAGTTTATCTGCGTCGTGTGCGAACATGCATGGATTTAGTTGTGGTTGTAGTGTTTCATAATAGAGTCTTTTTGCTGGTTCGTTCTCTCTTGTTAGCACTATATCAACTGAATTCTGTGTTAGCAGAACGCCATCTAAATCAAAACCAATTTTCATTTTTCTTTCCACCTTTCACATCGAGTTCCCATTCTGCGGAGTTTCTGTGTGACTTGTTTCGGAGTTAATCCGTGCGTGCAGAACAAACGTGATCTTCCGTCACCCACGATTTTTCCATTCTCGTTTTTAATTTCATATTCACACATGTAATCGCAAGCGTCGAAGGTGTCTAAGAATCCTCCAAACCTTAATTGTCGGCATGTGAAGCAACACGATTTTTCTTTTTCTTTCATTTTTTGTTTCTCCTACAATTTCTTTCTTCATATTTGTGGTGTGTTGATGCTCCAGCGATTGTGCCGATGATTACTCCGATTCCTAATCCAAAGAAGCAACCGCTTAACCACAACAATACTTCAAACATTTTTATTCTGCCTCTGAGGAGGACGGATTTCGGTGCCAAATCCATGTTCTTTAGCATGACAAAAAGCACAAAGTTCTACAGTGTAGGCAAGAATGTCAGAATCATCATATTTTATATGGTGTAGTTGTGTTTCTTCTTTTTTTCCGCAAAATTCACAGATGTTTCTTCTTATTCCTAAGTCTATAGAAATCAATTTTCCTCTATATCTCATTAGTCTAAAATATTGTCGCCATTTTGGATTCCCATACAACTTAGAATAGCATTTGCTACAAAGGTACGTTTTATTATCTAGGGGATTTGTATGCCAATGCGCATATTTGGTCGTTCCTCTGTATGTATCTTTTGACTGACAATGTTGGCACTTTCTGTTTTTTGGAATTTTAAATTTACCCAAGTTTGGTTTTGGATATACATGGACTTTTGAACATTTTTTGCATTTACCAAAATTATGTCCTCCTTTCACACGAATTCCTCCCACCCAAAATCTCTAAGAGTTATTTGCCCATCAAAAAACTCTCTAATTTCTTTGAAGGGTTTCTTCAGAATACGACTTGCTATGTAAGCCATACGACCTTGATAATATCGGCAATCGATTTGGTCGTTCGGTTTCAGCACGATGGTTGGCGTGTAACCTTTGTTCAAGGTTTTCACGAAATTTATACGATCTCCCCAGTTCGGCTGGACTCTATGTTTACGCAACGTTTCCACAAGGTTGTGGTATAAGGTGGTTTGCTTGTAGGTTTCTGGTCTTTTAGAGAGGGTCACGTAGCTGACGAATGATTCAATGGGGTAACTGTTAATCCTGTTTTTATTCCAAGTCCTGAGGACATCATTGGTGTCCCGTTTTTCAAAGATGGCTTGGCTGAGTTCATTTATGAAATCGTCCACGATTGGCGGAATATGACGACCAAGGATTCCGCTTCCGTGCTTTGTGATTTTGCCCTTGGAATCTTTGAGCAAATAACTTTTTTCATCAATGAGAATGATGCCTTGGAATTGTTCTCGCGACATAGTTAAGTATTCAACTTTGAAACCAGAAGGAAAGTGCTTGACGGCTTCAAATTGAGTTTGGTTTGTTTCCTCAAGCCAGATTCCATCTGTGTCAACTTCTAGTGGAACGTTGCCTGCTGTTTCTTCTTGTTCAACAGCTTTGTGAATCATGTATCTTCCGATTGCTGCCACAAGAACTCCTACGAGCACGTTGCCATATTTGGAATGTGGCATCAAATTATATCCGTAAAGTGCGTTGCCCACGAGTTTTCTGCTGTTCTCTTTGCTCCAATATTGGGTGTCACTGGTTTCCCGCCACAGCTTTTTGTATTCGGCGCGTTGATTCACTATTTCGTCGAGGATTTTGCGGAGTACGCCGTCTGTCATAGCGATTTTGCAGACTACTTGCCCAGAATATTTGTCGGGCACCTCAATTATGGCATAGTCATGTTTGACCACGAAATTGTATCTTCCAGTGTAAGGCTTGATGGTTAGAAGTGACACTGTTTCTGGGCTGAGATTGAAAGCCCGCATGATGTTCACGTACATGCTGGCGAAGTCTTTGTGGATGGGATTAAAGAAGCATCCAGTTTTGTAGCACTTAACAAAAGCTCCCTCGTTGCTCCTTTCGCCACGGAAAAACTGTGGAAACCTCTTCATGTTTTCTCCGTCGCTAATAATGTTTAATGGCTGAAACTCTCTGCCTATCACAAAGTTTCCAATGTGGCTGGGCTGGCGGTTTACAATCATGTCAAGCGGAATGTTCGTGTATTCGGCAAGTTCGAAAAGTCCTCTCAAATAAATCTGGCATATTTCGTAGGTGCACCGCGCGTCAGAAAGATTGTACTCTTGTAATTTCTCGATTGGAAGTTTAGTGATTTGTGAGTAGTCAACTGTTACTGGATTTAAACCGTAATGTCTGGCGACTTCTTTCAAACCTTTTCCTTTTAGACCAGCAAGCGTCAACGTGTAATCGTTTTCTGTCTCTTTAGAAACGTCAAAGTGCACGCGTCCGTTGATGCGGACGGTGTGCTCGATTTTGCCCTTGCCCTTTCTTTCAAATTCCTTTTTGATTATGTAGGGCTGTGAACCATCGCGACCGAGTTTGCACGGCATCGAAAGTTCGAGGCAGTTCTGTTTTAAAGTTGGAATATCGTAGAATCTGCCGAAGAAATCTGTGGGCACGTCAGGGTCGTATTTGTTGAAGAAGTCTATGAATTCTGGAATGAAGTCTTTTCTATCTCCGTGGAAGAACTTGTGACTATCTGGCGTGTCGCCCCACGTGGCGATGCTGATGATTTTGTCTCTTCGCCAGTCGGGACTTATGCCAGCGGTTGCCGTTTCGATGTCCCACGCCATCGCTCTAGGATACGAACTCGGAAACTTATAGCCCACGTCTATGCCAATCCGTTGTTTAAACGGAAAGGTATCTTCTACCGTCCAGTTGTTGCGGTTGGCTTCGAGCAAATTGGTGTCCTTAAACTCGCACTTCCAAACCGTGTGCCATGATAAATCGCTCAACAACCTTTTCTTTTCTGTTTTAGCATGATGAACGATTTTGAGCGAATAACAATACGGTTGAAACGGGGGCATGACAGTATGTTTGCGACCGCCGATTTCCCATAGTTCAAGTATTGTTCCTTTTTCATTAGTATTTTTGGATTCTGCCGAGAGCAAGACCATGTTAATCGTAATAAACGAAAGTAACGTCCTTTATAACCTCTCGCAAAATCAATCAATTGATTAGTCATTTGAATTTAAATTTGATTAATCAATTGAGAAGTTGAGCAGAAATCTAATTGAGTAGAAATTTAAAATAATGAAAGAAAGAAGGGTTTTGAAGATTTCCGCCCGTTTCTTTGGAGAAAGGAGAAAGCATTCGTGCATGGAAAATACTTAATCTCCGAAACGATTTGCGGTCTTGTTTAACTTGCTGTTTTTGTTGCTTGAACTTGTAATTGGTTGACGATGCTTTTAATTGCCATCAATATGCCTGTTACAGCCAGCCCCCATTTTGTTGGTAACGCAAGCGAAATCGGTGTCATTATTCCAACCCACCACATTAGAGTCGTTGAAAACTTGTTAATATCGTAGACAATTGCTGGGTTGTCGAATTTGTACCTGAGATAGCCAAATAAACTCCACGCGAAACCGCCGAACAACGCTATTGGTGCATAATTGAAGAAGTACTGAATTGTTTGCACAACATCGACTTGCCATTGTGGCAGATTTGTTGCGTCGATTGCAACTATGGATGGTGCCAAGAATTCTAGGACAGCCAACGCGACAATGATTATGAGGATTGCTTCAAGCAACTTGTTTTTTTCAAACATTTGTTCACCTCTGTTGCTACTATTTTCTTGTTGCTATTCATGCTCGTAATAATAAAAAAATGCTCTGTTAAAAAGGTTTCTGTTTAGGGCATGGAAAAAATGAGGGGGTTGCGGTAGCGATTGTATCTTTTGGTTCTTTTCGGTTGGAAAACCAAAAACCCCTGTTTGCTTTCTTTTTCGAGGCAGGCGAGGCATGTGTAGACCGTTTTGCATCTGTGTCTTGCTCCAGAGTTCTGGTGTGCTTCCGCTTGCTCTCCTATAATCAATTCTTTTCCGCACACGCGACAGTGCAAATCGGTGTGTGCTTGTTGACCACGCTTGGTTATGACGATTAATTTGCTCATTCCATCAGAACCGTGGCGTTTTTTAATGAGTTGAGAAGTTCTATTCCTTCGGGCGTTAAGACGTAGTGGGGGTGTTTAGAGTTTCTCTTTCTTTTTTGATATTTACGAAATGTTTCTTTAGGCAACGTTGTTGTCGTCACAAGATTTTTTGTTGTCAAGTTTTCGAGTTCTCGTTTTAGCATACCCCCATTCATGTTTGTTTTGTTCATTAGATGAGTTAGGATTTTCGGCGTTCGCGCGGCTTCCATTATGGCTATTCTTAGTGTTAATTTGTCTCTTCTCATTGGGGTTCCTCTTTTTTAACTGTTTTTCCTATAACTTTGATAGAGGTTTCAAACTTGCGTGGAAAGAGTTGTTTTCAGTTTGTTCATTCTTCCACGCCTTTCTGCATTGTCCTATCAGCTTTTTCCATTCTGCTCATTTTGAACGCTGCAACGTCTTGCTCTGGTGTAGTCGCTGGCTTTACTGCTTCAAGCACTTCTTTGGGCATTGGCGCGCCCGTTAGGCTTGCGAACGATTCTGGCGTTAAAGCTTTGAAATAAAACGATTGCGCCCACTGTTGAGGATTTAGCAGGAACAGCGGGTTCAAATCGCCCCACGATAGTGGTTTTTCGCCGTGTTGTTTTCTGATTTCGTTGATTGTGGCAAATCCGTTTTTGAGTTTTGCTTGGTCAATGTCGAGTTGCTGTTTTTCTCCGATGGGATCGTATAACTTGAAGCGGAAGAGGCAATCTATTTCTTGCCCCGCCCACTTGCCCGCGTGCCCGTGCGTGTAATATTCGCGTGTGCTCGGTTCGTCCCAGTAGAATTCGGTGATGATTTGCGTGTTGAAGTACCATTCCAAACTTTTCAAGAGCGGATAAAGCCCATTTTTGATGTAGACGCTTTTTTGGGACTCGTCGGTGGCTCTGTGAATATCTGCGGTGAAACCGTGCATGACTGGCGTTGTATTGAAAAGTGCCATAACCAAATGCCTGTACTCGTCTTTTGTTTCGAGCCACTGCATGTCCTTGGGACTCAATCCTAATGGTTGCACACTGGGTTCGTGGTCTAGCGGCAAAGTTTTGATGAACTCGCCTTTCAATTTCTCTTTGATTCTGTCGCTCCATTCTTTCCAAACTGGCTCTGTTAAAGCTTCCTTCGTGCCAATCATTATTGATCCTACGCCGCCAGCCTTCCAAAAGTCGTAGTAGTATTCTTCGCCGTGCATTAGACTGGCAATTATGGTTTTGAGTGTTTGCACTTTGCTTGTGCCATAAGGAATATCGGTGCGTGGTGCCTGCATCATGTATATTATTTCGTGCAGTTCCCACGGAACTTTTGGTTCGCCTTGCGAATTGAACCAGTACCCCACCTTATAGTTTTTATATAACTTTTCGCCAATGGTTACGTCTTGGATTCTGCCTATTCTCTGGAAAATGTCCACTTCTTTCCAGAACAAGCCGCCGTCGGCACTCCAAAGCTGAACCATGTGATGATTCGATCCTTTAGCGTATTCTTTGAAGAACACTCCAGCGTCAAGCACAAGCAAATCTGTTACTGCTTTAGTTAGAAGGTGAGCGAAGGGTTCGCGGTTTTCGTTAAGGTTCATTATGAACCAGTCGCGTATTATTTTGGCGTGGCTTTCTGATGTGCCGTCTGGCTCGGTCTGGTTCTCTTTTGCGAGCGGCTTGACTTCCCACTGCGTGCTGACAACATCATTGACGAGCCGTTGAATGCACATGTATGGGGTGGGTGTTAAGGCAAGTTTTCGGAGTTGTCTTATATCAACGTAGTCTCCGCCGCCATACACCTGACGTGGATATCCTTGCCAGCCGTGGTAATAATCTGGCTGGGTTGGTTTTTTCTGTGTTCTGGATAATGCTTCTGGAATGGCGGTTACATGCATTGTTTCCTCTTGTTTGAGGCGTAAACCATCGTAGGCTTTTCTGAGGCGTTCAACGATGCTCATATTTTTCCCTCTTTCTTGAGTCCTTCAATTAAAAAGTGTTCGACGCACTCGCTCTTAGATTTGAAATTTTTAAAAGTTTTGTTGAGTGCAACCGCCACTTCCATGCTTATGCTCACGGTCATTGTGGCTTTGGGTTTGGATTTTAGTGGTCGCTCGCGAGATTGGGAAAGTTTGTCGTAATTAGACATTTTTTCACCTTTCTTGGAACGTTAATATTAGTAATAATAAAAGTATATAAAGGTTGTGTATGCATGTAGTTGTTGGTTGTTTGAAATGAGCAGACAAATCACAACAAACAAAGGTTCTACGACAATCACAATTCAACCGCCACCGTGTTATGAGCCTGAAAATCCATGCGACAGTTGTGCGTGGCGAAACTCGTGCAAAAAATATAAAGGATGCAAATTTGTTCCGTGGATTCCGTGGTATCCTTGGTATCCATATCCGCCATATTATGATCCGAATGTAACATACACAACCACGACAACTTGGAGTAGTTCAAATGCCAGTTCCTAAACCCAACGCTGGCGAAAGCCAAAACGACTTCATAAGTCGTTGCATCTCTTTCTTAGAACATGAAGGCGAGAGACCTCACGAGCAGATTCAAGCCATTTGTTTTGCCCAATGGAGAGAAGGAAAACAAGAATCCGCGTCAACAGAACCGACTGGTTTAGCACAAATTGTAGCGCGATTGAATCGCGTGCGCGACTTTTTAATAGAGCGTTTCGGCGAGGCTGGACGGGCTTTCTACGAGCATACGCTTGTAGCCCTCGGCGTTTACGATCCGAAAACATCCAAGTTTAATGCTGGCTTGCTTAAAAGCGATTTGCGACTTCCCTTTCTAAAGTTTGACAAGGCTGAAAACAACTTTGAAATTGGCAACATTATTCTGGCAGAAAACGAATTTTCCAAAGTTGATCCGAACGGTTTGTTTGTAGGCGGCTATGCTAACACTTTGGTTTGTGATTGTGTCGGCGATATTGTTCTTCCAGAATCCTATAAGGAAAGCGTTGAGAAATATGACAAGCCAGTTTTTTTCATGCATCACACGGATATACCTGCTGGCGAAATAACAAACAAAAAAGTTGACGATATTGGATGGTACGTTGAAAGCCAGCCAGATGAGGCTTTCAGGAAACTTGTTGAAAACAAAACGTTGAAAGGCTACAGCGTCGGCGGATTTTATCGGGGTATAGGTCAACAAGTTGGCAACGCTATAGTTTGGTCGTATGACGTTGAAGTTACCGATTTAAGCTACGTTACAAATCCATGCAACAAATTGTCGTTTTTCAGTTTACTTAATTCACAGTCATCTAAAATGACCGTTTCGCACAACGTTAAAGTGCATGAGGAATCGAAAATGAAAAACGATTTCTCCAAGGAACAGAATTTTCCGTCTCAAAAGCAATCTGAAACGCTTGGAACAGGCGGATACGCGTGTCGCGTCGGCGACGAATGGAAGTTGCCAATTAATGACGTGGCACACGCACGCAATGCTGCGGCACGTTACAATCAGGCTGAAGGATGTCAAACGCCCGAAGTCAAGGCTAGAATTTGTGCAGCCCTAAAACATTTCGGCGTTGAAGATTCTTTTGCGGAAGGTGGATTCTGTTATAATAAAGGAGAAAAGAAAATGAGCGAAGAATGTAAACAAAACCACACATGTCCAGAAGGGCAAGAATGGAACGATACAGAAGGCAAATGCGTGCTAATACAAAAAACCGTTAAGACTATTGACACTCAAATTGAAGACCTTTTGAAAGAAAGGGACGAGCGCAACAAGCAAGAACTTCTCGGCAAAATGAAGTCGAAGGTTCTTGAAGAAGAGAAGGCACGCGAGGAAGACCGCGTTGGCGAAGTTGAAAAGAAGATTGGCGGATTAGAAGCCAAGTTTAATGATATGATGGGCAAACTAGCCGTTTTCTTGGCGAAGTTCGACGAACTCGGCAAGAGAATGACAAAGATGGAAGAGACACCCGACGTGAAACAAGCCTCTCAACTTGAAGAGAAAAAGGAACTTTCTTCTGCGGACACGTTTGAAGGCATTTCGCCCCGCGACGCTCAATACTGGCGCAAAACCAACGCTCTCATAGAGAAAATGGCGGAGGAAAAACAATGAGCAACTTTACAATAGAAGAATACTGTAAAATGTGGTATGATGAACCACAGAAGATGGCGAGACAAATCTTCAAAAAAGTGGATGCCCCATTGTACACTGGCACTGGCGCAACTGTCTATTCAGCCTTGTACGGAAGACAAGCTTTCACATATTTGAACCTCGCATCGAACGTTTGGAGTCTTCTACGCAAAGAAGTCTGGGACAGGTCTGGATGGCGCGTTATGACGACAGCCCCAACATGGGCGGCTGGTGTGTCAGAAGTAGCCAGTTTGCCAGAAACTGTGAAACCGACTTTGGCAACGTTGAAGGCAACACCGAAACAGATAATCGGCGGGTGGAACGTTAGCTTAACAATGGACGCATTGGTGGGCAAAGACGACGTGTTTGATCCAGCAGCGTTGAGACAAGCATTTGCTGAAGGACACGCGCACGAAATTGACAAGATGCTTCTCACAGATGTAAGTACAGTCGCAAGCAACAACATTGAAAGCATTGACAGAGTATGCTCAAGTATGGCTGAGTCTACAGTCGCCAACAACATGGTTGATGTCGCGACAGACGGAGACATCTATGGCGTAGACAGAGATGCCGCGACAACCTACGATGCTCAAGTCATACACAACAGTGCCACACCAAGAGATTTAACATTGAGCCTTATCAACGAACTCATAAGAAAATGCAGGACGGCGGGCGCAAGAACTGAAGACTTGATTTTCTTAACGGGATACGACACATACGACACTTGGGTGAGCCTGTTAGAGGCAAAGCAAAGATTCATGGGCGAAGCGTGGGCAACAAAAACAATAAACGGCGTTCAAACATTGGCTGGCGTTGAAGGCGGATTCCAAGTAAGCACGTATGATGGCATTCCAATATTCTTTGACGACGACGTGAAAAAGGATACTATTAGCAGAATCTATTTGATAGACACTTCCAACGTGTTCATCAAGGTTCTGATGCCGACTAATTACATTAGCAAACCATTCCCAACATCTGACACTTTAACCAACGAAGCCTACTTCTTGACTATCGCTGAACTCGGTGCAAACCGTTTCAACACGAGCGGCAAAATAAGGGACTTGCAGTAGGGATTTTCATGGCTTTTTCATCTGCAATTTCGGGAAAATCTGTTGAGGGCAAATTTAGAGTTCACTGGGGCACATGGACTTCTGACGGTGCAACTGCAACTGGAGATGTCAATACTGGACTTAGAATAGTCAATCGAATGACGTTGACAGTAAATGGTGCTGCTACCGCAGCGTCTGTCCAAGAAACTTTCCCAATTGCGGGAAGTGCCATAACAATCAATTTCACCGCGGCTGCTGACGGCTACTGGATTGCGTGGGGATACATTTAGTTTGTAAAAAGGCGTGTCCACGCCGATTTTTGAAGTTGGACAAAAGTGTTGACTCTGGGGTAATCCCCAGCTTAACTCACTTGGAGAAAAAAGAAAATGCCACTTGGAAAATATATGCTTGTAATTGACGGGGTAACAACAACCGCCAGCGGTGCTCCTCAATACAGCGCAACCGCCAACGTTCAAAATTTTAAGTCAGTTCTCGTTTATGTCAAAGAAGACAACGTTAACGCCATCAAGTTCACCGTGGAAGCACGAGCGTCCGACCACGCTAAAGCAAAATGGGAAACCGTTGTAACCGAACAAAGCGTAGCAAAAGACGCTTCAGCAATTATCACCGTAACAGATGCCGCCGATTTGGAAGCCGCATGGTTTGAAATCCGCATCAAATATTACGATGGCGTAGACAACACGCACGGCAAAGTGTACGCATGGATAAATCGAAGGAGACATTGAAATGCCAAACGAACGAAGAAAAACATATATTTCAGCCACAGTAGACCAAGAAATTTACAAGGCAATCTTGGAGATTAGACGCGAACGACAAATGAAGGGCGAAGAGATTAGCAAATCACGCATGATTGAAGAATTGCTCTCTGAAAGCCCGAAGATTAAACAAATACTCAGCAAGAAATAACCGCATTTCCCCCTTTTTTTAAATTCAACAGTTGTTAGCATATATAAAAGAACGTTTAAATAACGTTTACGATTACTATTATTTTCTGGAGACAAATAAATGGTAGCAACAGTTTTAGTGTATCAAGGCTATGGCGGATCGGACGGTGCACCTTCAGAAGCAGAAATAACGGCGAGTACCCGTTTGCAAACAAAAGATCAGTTTTCGCCTACAGATACTACATACCCAATTCCTATTCCGACGAGTGGCTTCAACTATTCCTACTGGATACACGTATATTTGAAAATAACTGGCGGCACTTTTACGAAAATCAACAACATCAAATTTTGGGGCGATGGGACACTGGGCTGGAACGTTGGAACAAACGGCGAATTAAGACTTGGCAACCGCGACACTGGCGACATTGGCTGCCCAATGGACACGGAATATGATTTGGCAACGGGCACAGAGAGCACGACTGGCGACACGATTGAAGACGCGACGAACGGACACGGCTATTACAACGCTCAAACAACTAAAACACGAAGTTTCACGTATTGGACTAGCGCAAACAAAGCAACTGTGGATAGTTCTGACCACACGGCTGCGGGCAAGTGCAAATCGGTTGTATTGCAAGCTAAAGTGGCAACTGATGCCACGCAGGGCGAACAAACCGACGAAACGTTGACATTTAGTTACGACGAAATTTAGGGGCAACTAAATGCTTGCCTATTTCACATTGTCTCTTTTTCTAATAACTTGGTGAAAAAATGAGCACAAAAGATAGGATAAATTCGAGTTACACGGTTTATTACGATACTTCAACCTCGAAGTATTGGGCGCGGTGCAATACGTGCGGCGGAACAGATTACAGTGACCCAAGCAAAGCCGTCGTTCAGCAAGCCGCTGTTAACGCTCTCACGAGTGGCGGCATAATTTACCTGAAAGAAATGACGTTGGACGGCACAGTTACTTATGGCAATTCGATTCTCTTCATAGAGGATTATCAGGGCGCACGCAAAATCTACAGTGCCCAAGGCAAACAGTTGGCGTGTCCACTACTTGCGAGCGATCCGTCAACAACTGGATGGGGCACAAGCCAAAAAGGATATTGGTGGTTCAACACAACCAGCAACGTTTACAAGTTTTGGAATGGTTCAGCAGTTCAAACTTTCGAGAACACGGCAGACGTTCACAACATTCTTTCCGCAAAGCACGGCGACACTTTAGCAGCGTCAATTGTCAGAGGCGATGTTCTAGTTGGTAATGCCACTCCTAAACTGAGTCGGTTGGCTAAGGGCACAGCAAATCAACTGTTGAAAAGCGACGGAACAGACGTTTCATGGACAACCATGACCGATACAATACATGGAACTCGAACAACCACTGGGCAACATCCAGATATAGTTGGTGGAGCAAGCGGAGTTTTAACTGATACGCAACACGGCAGTAGAGGTGGCGGATTACATCCATATAAACTCGTTCTAAGTTTATACAAGTCTGGCACTACATACTATGCATTAGACAAAGATGGCACTATATTCTCTAGTAACACTGATTTCGCGACAGTCTTCAACGCTGCAGTGGGTGCCATAACTCTTTATGGCTCAATACAGTTTATTGGAGAGCAAACAGCACCATTAAATTCTACCCTTCTTTTGACCGATAAACATATTCGAGTAGACTGTAACGGATGGACTATTCAGGCAACAGCCACTTTGGGATTTAACACAATGATAAAGTATACGCGGGATGGACATTACCCTTCTTTTGGCGGAATTCAAAATTGCACAGTTGACATGAACCAGATTGCGAGTATCGGTATTCACGTCGAAGATTGTTGGCAAACACGACACAATTTTAGAGTAATAAATGTTCCAACAAACGGAGTCGGCTTAAAGGTAAACGTTCATTATAGCGAGTGGGGATGCTATACAAATGACTTTGATGTAGAGATTCACGGGCGTGACCCCTTTGTAAACGTGATACCAACTGGAAGCATAGGCATTCTTCTTGACTCTGACATAGGAAATACATCTACAGCCAATCGAAATTATTTTCATGGAAGCGTTGTATTCTGTGAAACGGGAATAAAGATAAACAATAGAAATGCAAACCAGTGTACGTTTTCTGTTGATGCAAGTATTAATCGTCTTGGATGGGACATTTCTGGTTACGGACACATCGCAAATGACGCGTATGCTGAAGCAAACGGAATACTTTCAAGTCTCGGTTGGACTGCGACGGGCGGTTCAACAACCACGCTTATAGACACGACGAGTGAACACCTCGTTCAGGCAAAAGACTTCTGGATTGGCGGCATACTATATGTTTATTTAGGTGCAACCTATGGATGGGAAGCAAAAACAATAAGTGGATTCAACGCAACGACAAAGACAATCACTGTAGCATCTGCGTTTTCTGAAGCGGTAGTATCAGGCGACCCATACTACATAATTTTCCAAGGCATTATAAGAACACATTCATCGTTGAATCTAAGTGCTACGGGATACGTGAATTGTGTTACTACCGACATCGGAAAACAAGTCAAAGACGATGCGGTAGAAATTGGAATACTGGCAAGTTATGACAACACAAACAGACAATGGGTTATAGCAGCCTCATCAGTCATAGCCAATGGTTCTGCAATAACAATTACGGCTGGAACAGGCGCAGGAGTAGCATCAGCAAATTCTTCTGCGACTCTTGATAATTTTTGCGTTCAAGGCGGTTATTGGGACTCATATCCATATCCATACGCAACAGGAGCAAGTTGTGCTAATCTAATTTATTTGGACGGTTCGACTATATGGCTTGCATCAACCTACAACGCAGGTAGAGATAATCCGACACCAAGTATTAGATTCGCACAAATTCACAATCAAGATTGGAGACAATATGCAGATAATGCGGGTCTTGAATTGGATTATGCTGGAACTATTGAATATCTTTTCAATACAACTCAGTTTGATATGAAGAATAATCAAATAAAAAACCCACTAAATGAAGCAGACGCAACGCTTTCTGGAACGCCAAAACTTGTAAAAATAGACATCGATGGAGTGCCGTATTACTTCAAAGTTTATCCGACGAAGACTTAGGTGAAAACATGTTGAACCGCTCTCGCATCGTTTACTTCTGGGTTGCCGAATACAAGAACGGTCGGGCACTGCCACAGTTTGACTTGGAAACAGGACGAGAAAACCTCAACGTGTTTCATTTAAGCGACGTGCCGACTTTGAAAGGGTTTGGGTGGTATCCGTTTTCTAAAGATTTTGCCAATAAGGTGCAGAACGCGTTGAAAACACAGCAGCACGTCGAAGTTGACGTTCACCCCTCAAATTTGCCCTTTCAAAGAATTAATCTTAACGACGGAGATAAACTGGTTGCCAAAAAGGAAATCACCATTACAGTTTACGACTTTCATGTTTGCTTGAAGTGCGGTTGCTCGTGGCAATTTAGTAATAAATCGTTAAACCCGAAAATACAATTGCCAGTTTCCAACGTCGCCTTTCGGGAAACGTTTCGTCAACACACAGAGCGGGGCGAACAAACTATCGTGATGGTGTCGCCAACTTGCCCATCGTGTGGCTACCACGACACAAATGCAGTTATGAAAGCGGACAAGCAGGTTCTCGCGTTGCGAGACGAAATAGTGGAGACAATTTACGTGCTCGGTAAATTTGGCGGACAAATAAAACATATTCACGAGGATGGAAGTGTTGATTGATGTTTGATTGGCTAAGGGAATGGTGGTTGATGCGACACCGCGGACTCCAACGAGTTCGCATAATTGAAACCACAAAACGTGCCGAACCAATCGAAGTGACAAAGTTTCTTGATTTCACAAAATACTTGCCGAGAAAATTGATGATTGAGTTTTCTTCAACTGAATCGTCTTTGGATTGGGTTCACACTCACATAATTTACAAATCGGAAGAAAAGGATTTCTGGAAGTTTCCAAACGAAACTCTTGCGGACGGATTTGGGGATTGTGAAGATGGAAGTATTCTTTTGGCATGTTTAATTTTGGTTCGCAACAAACTGATTCCATATTACAAAGTTTTGGTTAATATCTACAATACGCCATCAGGATTCCACGCTGTTGTTACCGTCGATGGCGAACTTCAAGATTGGACGAATCCAAATTTGAAAGTTGTGCCGCCCAACTGGAAACTCTGGTATTGTTTCAACTCTCGAAACGCATACACAACAAAGGAGCATTTTGAAGAATGGAAACAATAAAGAAAGAATGGAAAAAATTTGTGTTGGCAATCAGCATAATTGTTACTATAATTGTTGCCCTTTTAACTCCAATAGTTTTGTTTCCGCCAACACCGTCCGTTGGTGGAACTCCGCAGCAAACGCAAGAATTACATGTGGACGGTGACAGTTATTCTGTGGATTGGGAAGAATATCCAGATACTAACGACTATCTAAGAGTTGATGAAACTATTGCGTCGCCAGACGACACAGATTATGTTTACTGTCCAGCAAATTATCCATTATATTATAAAGAAAATTTTACATTACAGAACTGGTATGTGCAATGGTTTCCATCGGATTATGACATAAATGTAACCGTTTATGCTCGACTTAAAGCAAGTGGTAGCGGAACAACATGCAAAATTATGTTATATGGCAGTTATTACAGTGGTGCATTAAGTCTTACGACCGTTTACAAGTGGTACACTTATACATGGACAACAAATCCATCAACAGGTGTAGAATGGACTTACAATGACATTAATGGAACAGCACCTGGAGTTTACGGACGCGCCGATTCCGCTAACACTTATGTACCGTATTGTTCATGTGTCGCCGTTAGAGTTTACTATGGACATCGACATCCAGACACTCCCGCCGCTGGACATCAACTTCTCTATGTTGCAAGCAGAACAACGGATTTTCAAACGCAAACTTGCGTTGGAACATCCCCATACGAAGATGTGCGGGATTATCCGACAAACTATATTAAACTTACTTTAGCGCAAGGCAAAGAAGGAAAATTTGATTTTGCCGACACAACTTTCATACAAATTACTAACGTTACCTTAGAGGTTTTTGCACTTCAAGACGAGTCTGCACATCATTGGTATTTCAACTTAACAGACGGCTCAACGTGGACACAATATGACTATGTGTTTGGGACAACGTGGACAGATATTTGGCACTGGCACACAGTTGCATACGTATCAACCTTCCTGAACACACCAACAAAAGTGAATGCTGCACAACTTATCTTTAAACCGCAATACGGTGTTGGAAGCTTTTTTGATTGCATTCGCTTAAATGTGACTGGAAGTTCAGGCACACCAACAATAACGATAGTTAAACCCGACAGAGATTCAGCCATAAACAATAGCAGACAATCACACAACTGGCTTTATACACAAATCAGTTGCGGAAACTTTACGCCGACAGAAGCGAAAGTTCGATGCCAAGGCGTAAACTACACTATGACATTAAACGGTGCGACAGCATACAAAAATCTCACAAGTCTCACTGGAACAGTCAATGATATAAAATTTTTTGTTAACACAGGAAATCAATGGATTTCAAAGGCTTACAACCGCACCTTCATAATGAATTGTACAACAACCACCTTGAACTATAAACAGTTTTATTATTGGTATTGGGCACACACCGACCAAGGTTCAGGTTACAGTACGCCCGACCAGTTTCCGCATGAACAAGACGGGGCGTCGGGAACAGACACGGGCATTTGGAACGCAACTGCTTCTCCAATAAATCAATCTACAAGCTATTGCGCTGGTTATGTGATGGCATGGTATGACAATACAACAACCATCGGCAATTCTTACGTCATAAACAACGTTTACATTCATATGTGGTGGAATAGTGCACAACCCAACACGACAGATTTCAATTATGTTGGATGGCACTCAAAACGATTGAACGACGCTACAATGTATAACGCAACCATATTTGACGGCGACGCAACCTCGAAAAGACATTTATATTTCACTGTGGGAGGGGCACTTTATAATAATTGGTATTTAGATTGTGCCTATATAAACTTGGCTAACTCGCCTTACATTCACACTTTTAACGATAGTCTAATTTATCAATTCAGCGTCCGATTAAAAGCAGGAATAACTGGACAACCGTGCTTAGTAAGCATGGTAAACGCCAGCACCTTCATAATCTTAAATCTTCCAAGTAACTCTACATTACAAGGATTGGATAGTGACGGCGACACTTGGAACGATTATCAAGAACTTTTTATAAATTATACTAATCCGTTTAATGCGGACACAGATGGCGACGGTATTCCAGATAATTGGGACGCAGACCCACTAGACACAAAATATGGTGGAACGCTTCTTTCCGTGGGATGGAACGCATTTTCAGCCACATTAATCGACGTTGGACATACACTAGGACAGGTCAACATCAGCCTGAATTTGGATAACATCAATTGGATTGTCTGCGTTTTGGAATATACGAATGGAACAAGATACGTCTTCGTTTATGGTTACACAGTGAACGCCAATATTCAAGTTACAAGCATCGATAATAAATTCTACATCTGGTGCACCACAGCGGGAATTTGGAACCACAACTACGGGTGACAAAAATGCCACAAAATCCCTATGTAATCTACGGAAAAATCAAGAAGGACGGCGTTCTTCAAAACACCGTAGCTGTCACCATAAGAAACGTGACTAAAAGCCAAGAATGCACGATTTACACTAACAATGTTGGTGAATATGCGATTGATTTGGGCGATACAACGAAATATTCGAGCGGCTACTCTAATGGCGACAGCGTTAAAGTAACAACTCTGACGGCGGAAAGAACAACTACAGTAAATACCTCTCTTTTTGGAGAACAACTCGACATCAACATAAAAACTTTTTCTATTGATTCGGTCATTAAAAAAACCTTTCTAAAAGAACCCGCGTTTGACAGCGTTTTCAAAAAGCTCGGCATAACGCAATGTGTAGACTTAACCGTGGTTGAAAAGGCAATTTACCAAAAACAGAGAAACTTTGACATATTAAACAAGAAACTCGGTGCTTTAAAGCAGAGAACAATTGATGGCGATTTCAAGAAACGTCTTGAAAAAACACTCGGCATCGACGCTTGGTTGTTGAAAAGATTATCAAAACAGACGTTAATTGACGTTGCCCTCAAGAAATTAGGTGTTCAAAAACAGAGAAACTTTGACATAGTAAACAAGAAACTTGCGATTTTAAAACAGAAAACGATTGACAGCGATTTCAAGAAACTCAGTCAAGAAACAGTTAATACTGATGCTGTTTTTAAAAAGGGATATTCTGTCTCTAAAACCGTCGATTCAGTATTTAAGTCTAGTTCAAAAGAAAGACTCAGAAATATAGACGCGATAACTAAAGCACAATCGGTTCAACAGTGCAGTGACATTTCATCTTTAATCAGAAAACTTGCGATTCTTGAACAATACGGCATTGACGTTGTGCAACTTAAAAAGGAAATACTGAAGACGTTTGGACTTGACGTAATATTGGGTGCAATAACGGTTGTTCATCTAGACCGTCAACTCGACGCTATTTTCAAAAAATACGACGTTCTCAACTCGAAAAACGTGGACGCGATTTTGCTCAAAAACTACCAGAAAACAATGGGCATTGACGGTCGCTTCAGAAAAACGTTTTCAAAATCCAGAACTATTAACGCGTTCATAAAGAAACGAGGAATAACCAAAACAGTAGGCGTGAACGCTTATATAGGAAAGGCTTTGGTGCGATACGTTGCCCTCGACAGTTTCTTGAAAAAAACAGTTGAAGTTCAGCGCGGATTTAATGTTTTACTCAAAAAGTTGGCAATTCTGAAGCAACTCGGTGCTGACTCGTTCTTTGAAAAAACCAATTTAAAACAACCTAATGTTGATTCTGTTTTCAAAAAAACCCCCGAATTTCAACGTAATTTTGATTCATTACTCAAAAGGTCTGTTATTCAAAAGCAGTTCGGCATTGACGTAAAAATTATTCAACAACTATACACTTACACTCTAACGGGCAACGTTGACACAGTTCTTGAGAAACTCGTAGAAAAATCGGTTTCACTTGACTCTGACTTTTCAAAAACGTTTACCGTGACAGCCAACATTGACACGTACATTCGGCGTGTCACGACTCTAAACGCTGTCGTGGACACATACATGAAGAAACTGGCAGCACAGAAAACCGTGGCAATTGACGGTTACTTTGGAGTTGTTGTGGCGTACTACAAAATCGTAATAGACATGTCTTCAATTACGCCAATAGACATAGGCATGTCAGACATTGATCCAATCACAATTTCGTGCGAGGACGTGTAAATGAACCAACCAGTTGTTTGTCTATATAAAAGAGCGTTTAAAAATGTCTTTGACTTAAATTTAGAGATGAAGCAGAATGACTAAACAACGATTTTACAGAAGCGACACACTGGGCAAAGTGTTCACGTTCAAAAACGAATCGGGAACCTTGTTTGATCCGACAACCATTAGTATCGCCATCAAGAAACCCGATGGCACAACGGCTGCAACAAAGACAATGGCTGACCTAACTAAGACGGGAACTGGAACATACAAATTGCTCTACAACATTCCAGCCGACGCAGTTTACGGCATGTGGAAACTCGTGACGACGGCAACTTACACCGTTGGCGCACTTCAAAACACGGAAGAATTCACATTCCTAGTGGAAGGTAGTTAAAAATGAACAAAAAATTGGGAGTAAACTGAAATGGCAGATTATTGCTATGTAGACGACGTTAAAAACTACGGTGTGCCCACTTACGAAGAGCTTGGCTTTGATAATGAGAGCGACAGCGACAAATTCATCCAGCGTCTCGTGTCGCGCGCCAGCCGCGTGATAGACCGCTACTGCAACCGCTTAAACGACTTCTTCAACGGCGGGTCAACCGTGACTGACTACTTCGACGTTAAAGAAGAAGACTCAACTTTTCACTATCCAGAAACCGAGCGGACTGGCATCTACGACGTTTACCGACGCACGTTCCGCCTAAGTCAATCGCCAATAATAAGCGTGACAACCGTTCATAAAAACACGGCAAACCTTGGCGACACAGCAGTTTGGGAATTAATAACTGCGTATTACATGGACAGCGACACGGGCAGAATTGTAATCAAGGATGCGGTGGCACCAATTAGCGGAATCGGCAACATGCGCGTCATTTACAAGGCGGGCTACGCGACTGAACCCGACGAAATCAAGTGGGCGTGCGAGGAATTAGTCGTCGGCGCGTTAAACGCGATTTGGCAACGTTCGCTGAATTCCAAAATTCGGTTTACACGACCGACACCTATTGGACTTAGTACGCCAGATGTTTTCACGGACGCAATCAAAGAGAAACTTGCACCATATAAGAAGAGGAGATCGGACTAAAAATAAAGGAGATTAAGTAATGGAACTTCCATCTAAAACTTTGCTTGCACTGTTAAAGGCTGATTGGACTTTGACAGATGAAGGAATAAAAGTAGCCGACATTGCTTGGATGCGGACAGACTGGCACCTCGAAAAAAGCACGTTCAGCCCGCACATTATTTGCCGTCCCCTTTCAGCGCGAAGATTGCAAGCTGAAGAACCAAATTTATACGAGTTCAGACTTGCCGTTCAAGTCGTGCTGTGGGCGAAAAGCATCGACACGCAAGAAGCAAAAGAAGAAGACCACTGGAAAATGGTTGAACACGTCAAGAAATTAATCGAGGCTGGCACATGCCCGACGGGATGGCAGTACATGTACGTGGAAAACTTTGCTAATCCGAGCATACTGGAAGTGTTGCCAAACATTTTCATTTACAACCTGACTGTTGTGGCATGTATCTCGTGGAGTGGAATTTAATTTGAGTTTCACAGTTAAAATAGATTTGCCCGACCATTTGCCAGCCCTACAAAAAGTTGCAGCAACAGAGCAAGCGTATGCACCCGAAAGTCTAGAATTGATTGCGTGGCGAATGGCACGCGTGGCTGAAGATTCGTTGCGAACTGACCTTGCCACTCATATTCGTAGCGGGGAAACACTCGGCAGCATTCAATGTTGGCTCGTAAGCAAGTCGCAAAACGAAGTGTCCTACGCAATGGGCACGAGAACGCGAGGCATGCAACTTTATTGGCTCGACCAAGGACGACGGGAAGTGCGTCCAGTTAAGGCAGGGTCGCTCCGCTGGGTTGACAGAAACGGAGTAATTGTATTTAGTCAATATTCGCGTCCAACCGAGCCACTCGGCATAATGAGGGCGGCAGGCTTGGACGCTCTTTCACGGGCATCAGCCATTATCGAAGAAGAAATAGGAATAAAAACAAAATAAAAAATGGAGTTGAAAATGAAAAATGTCTACAACAGGAAAAAGTTGGAAAATAGCGAGATATAGTGCCACAACACCCTACAACATCGATGGCATTCCGAGTGCACCAACCATCACCAAGCACACCGACCAAGAACAAGAACTCGGCACTGGACAACGCCGAATGCTAAATCTCGACGCGACAAATATCTATTGGACTGTGAATATGCGAATGAAATTGTTGAAGCTGGATCAGTTCATAAAACCATACGCTTTTGTTACTGCTGAAGGCGACTTGCCAAGTTTCAATTTGTACGCGACTGACGGAACGACAGCTATAGGGCTTGTAAATGTCTACACGGATCGCTGCGAAATAAACGTGGGGCAGAGAGGAGCAGCCATAGCAACTTTGAATATGATATGCAACGCTTACGAAACGAAAAGTCTGACTGTCACGTACGATAGTCTGACCCCGATAACAAAAACTGGTTTTGCACCTTCAGTCGGTGGAACATCGATTACCAAGTGGACAAACATAAGATTTGCCGTGGACAATTCGGTTGCCCGCGTGCCAACTGGCACTGGGGCAGTCGTCAGCGAAGTGTATCCGCGTCAACCCGTCTACACTGGCAGAATCGAATTTGTCAAGACTGGCGCACCATTGTTCGGTTATGACGCAATAGTGAAACGAGATGTTGTGATTGCGGTGACAGATAATCAGGGCACGCCAGTCACCAAGACATTCACGTTTACAAACGCAGCCGTAAACGAAGACGCGTACCAAGTGGAAAATCTCGACTTAACATACGAAATTCTCACATGGACAGGCGATAAACTGACTTTACCATAGGTGAAAACGATGGAACCACACAAAACATTTACACTTCCGAAGGAAATCGTCGATTCAATAGGGAAAAAGTGGGCTGGCGAATATACAGTGCACATTATTTCGGCGCGAGAATACTTAGCCATTGGCGACGAACTAGCACGGGACTTGACGGTTGAACAAGAAATTCCACGGTTCAAGTTGCAATATGAAGTCGTAAAGAAAGCCGTGTTAAAGGATGGCAAGCCGATTGACGAGGACATGCCGAGCAAACTGTACGAAGCATTGTCAACGGTTGTGTTGCCACTTAACATGCTGAACCAGAACGAGGCTGCCGCATTGTTCCGCCTTTTTCGTCGCCCAACAAAAGACTAGGATTGGACTGCGGGTGGGACTGGCGCAGATGGGAATGCTGCGGCTTGACGATTTGACGGCGCGGCAACTCTGCGAAATTGCGGTGTACTGGGAAGCCATGAACGCCCTATTAAAAACTGGTGGAAAAGAAAATGAGTTGGATTGAATATAAAAGCGTGTTCACCGCGAGTCAATATGTTACGCCAGTCGCCGAAGAAGTGTCGCAAGGCTTCTACAATATTAAGTGGGCTGCTGAAGACGCTGGCACAGCGATGGAAACGACGGGCATGCGAGGCTTCAACGCGTTCCGCAACTTGGCTTTTTCAGCACAGATGGGACTATTTTACGTTAGCATGTTGGAAAGCGGAATGATGAGGATGGAATCGTCATCAATCGGCGTTGAAATGGCACAAGAACGATTGAACGACGCAATCAAGAAAAGCGGAGCATCGAGCGACGATGCCCATCGTGCCATGCAGCAACTCGAACGCGCCCAAATCATGTATCAGCGAATGGCGTTGTATTCGAATTTGATGACTGTTAGTTTGGGAATCCAATTTGTAAGTTTCGCGTCGAGCATCACGCGATACGCTGTGCCAGCCATAACACATATCACTACTATGATTCACGGTTTAACCGCTGCTTTTCATGCGTTAAGTGCCGCTCAAGCAACAACTATCGTTGGATTGGCTGCCCTTGCAGTAGGCGTAGGCGTTGGAGCATACGCTTACAGTCAATCGCGCGTCGCCCTTCCAGACACGTTGAATGTGAATTCGAAAACTGACGTGGACGAAGTGCTTGAACTGTACAAGCAACGATTAAAACGAGCGATTACGCAGGGTGGTTCGCCATGAGTTTAACGCCTCGCAAACGGGTTGCCAAACATGTTCACAGCCAAAAAGACGTTGTTGAAAGTGCCGAATACGAAGTGGAAAGACCAGTTGCAAAGCTTATTCCGTCAAGCGAAGTTGTGTTGAATAGTACTGAAGAAGCAACAACTTATTTGGACAACTGGCAAGACGCGGATTCGCCACAATTAGTCGACGGCAACCAGACAACCGCCTCTATTCCTTCCACTGGCGAAGCCGAGAATTTGATCTCCAACGCCTACTTTGAAGAGGACAGAAACGGCGACGGAATCCCCGACTACTGGGAAGCGTGGCAAGTGATTAGTGGCTCTGGTTCAAGATTACAAATCCTCGACGGCTACAAGGGCGGATACTGCCTCAAGATAACAGCAAACACGACGGGATCGCGTGTTGAAAGTGGTTCTACCTTGATTGCCGTGGCATCAAACCAAAAATATTACTTTTCCGTCAAAAGTTATTCGCAATATGCAAATAACGGCGAAGTAACCATAGTGTTAAGATGGTACAACAAGAACGAAGTCGACCTTGAAACTCCAACTTTCATTGAGGAAAACGCAAACGGACAACTCGCGTGGAACACATTTTCTGAGGAAGTCACGAGTCCTGCAACTGCCAAATACGTGCGGATATGCTTGGACTGCGAAACGCCGACGACTGCGCCAGCGTGGGTTTACTATGACGATGTTATGTTCAGCGAACAAAGAACTACGCCGCCAACAACAGAAGTGATTGCAAATCTTGTAATACAATATCCGAACTTTGAGAATGATTCTGTGCCTGAAGCAACTTGGACTGATGTAGGAACAACTACAATTCCTAGTGATGCTGATATTGAAGAATTGTTTATTTCGGGTGGCATCTGCCAATATGGACAAACAGGATGGCTAGCATTCAGATACCGTATCTATGATGTAACTGACGGCATATACTATCCTTATAATAGTGCTTCAGACGTTACTCATCAACCAGCACTCTTTTGCTCGGCAAATGGTCAAGTAGTCACTTATTTTGTAACAATACCAAAGAACGTCAAAGGACATAGTGTCAAATTGCAAGTATATATAATTGACACCAGCCCAACCCCATCTGACATTATTGCGGATATGAATATATGGGGTCACTCGCCCCATGTTCACAGGTGATTAGTCTTTGACTTCCCAATACATAGAAATTAAAGAAATTCCTGCTATTACTCCGAAAAGAAAAACTTCAAAGGTTGCTACGATTCTATCTGAACCATATAATCCAACCATGTCATTATTCAAAACACAAGCCAAAAACACAGTTAGTAAAGAACAAATTGCCACAACATCAAACTTAAAGATTAAACTGACAGTTTTCAATTCCATTCTCAAACACTTCTCTAATAATAGTAATAAGAACTTGCCTAAAAAGGTTGTGTTCGCATGAGTCTTGAAATAGCGTATTACGACGGCAGTTGGATCGACATTACTGGCGTGACGCGAACGGTTCGAGTTGAAGATTTCGGCATATCTAAAGTGCCAAGTGCCACAGTTGTCGTCCACAGCGACTATGCAACACTTGCCACTTTGCGAGCTGCCCAATACAAACAAATCAGAGTGCTTCTCGATAGTACACGCGTTTTTCTCGGAAGAATATGGGAAATCAATGGCACATGCGAGCCAGCTACTACATCCAAGCAGTCTTTAACACTTGATTGTCGCCACCTCGCCCAAAGACTTGCAGATGACACGATTACAACGGATTACTACGCTCTTGCATCGGCAACATCTCCAGACATTGTTTGGTCATACGAGACGATGATGAATGATTTTCTCACCACGCCAGACAGCGGATACGACACTGGATTCGAAATAAACACGCCAACAGGCGGAAACATCGACAATTCCATTGATAGCTCGTGCGTTTTTGAAAGGCAATCGCTCTTGGACGGTTTGAGAACTGTTTGCGACAAAATAGGATATGACGGGTGGTTCGAATACAACGATGCCACGAGCACGCCAACAGTTTACATTAAGCCGTTCGCCTATGATCCTAGTGTCGCCACATTCACTCACCCATTCAAGGGCGAGCCGTCTTGGTCAACTGGAAGCTTGGACGACGTGTTCAACTATATATTAGTACACGGCGGAAACGACAGCGGAATACCAGCCGATGCAGACAGATGGACGGAACGGGCTTACGCCAAATATTCACCGAAAATTTGGAGTGGCGGAGCAACTTCTGGAAGTTATGGGATAGCAGACGTGCTCAACACACTTTTCACCTATGGTGGCACAGACTACGGCACTAATGATTATTGCGTTAGAATTGAATGTCCTGATATTACGACGAATTCTAAACTCTGGCTGATTCTCAATCCCAGTGCAAATACTGGTTCTGGAGCAACAACAATCGACTGCAAAAACCGAATCACTTCAATTAATCTTAGTCTTTGCGGTTTATTTCTCGGTTCGAGTTCGATTCCTGTCACTTTCAAGTTTTGGTTTTACCTAACAGACAATTCCGACAGACAAATTGAATATTTCTATTGGAATCACCCTCTATATGAAGAACAACCCGCCCAAATCTCGTTGCCCGTCGGCACAAACCAGACAATTTACGCTTCAAATGAGTATGGCGACAGATGGGCGGGCAACCAAGCTTTCGATTGGGAACACGTGAAGAAACTGAAGATTCACTGCACTATCGGGGCTGGCGTTGTCAGTGGCAATTTAATATGGGGATTTGACGTGGACGGATTACAATTCGTCGGTGGACAACCGATTGACCCGTTCGCGCGTTACGCTCCAACCTACAATCCGCCAGTCAAAGACGACGCGAGCATTAATACTTACGGTGTGCACCCACTCCACTTGCAAGATACTGCTCTTGATAGCTTTGAAATTGCCCAGAAAGAAGGGCAACGCGTGCTGGCTAATTTGAAAAGTCCAGTTCCGACATTCACGTTTACGGTTCCATTCACCACAATCGTTCGACCGTCAAACGTTATCACAGTAACTTGTTTGCAATTTGGCTTAAATTCGACGCAGATGCGAGCGTTAAAGGGTCAATACGATTGGAACTCGAAGAACAAACGCGTTTTCCAGACTATTAGTTGTACGTCGAAACTTAACAGTTTACCACCGTTGTGGACTTCACAACAGGAACTTCGCCCACTTGTAAAATAGATGGGCTATAATCATGGGAATCAAATAATAGGAGGTAAAGAAATGAAAAATATATTAGAACTAGCAAAAAAGGCAAGCGCGGGACAGCCCGATTGGATTAGTAAAGCGAAAGACATCCAAGAGATAGCAGTAGCCAAACGCACAGAGGAAACACAACGAAAATTTGAGAAATTAGATCGACTTGATTTGCGCAAAGTAGAAGGCTCAGAAGAAGAACCTGCCACATTTTTGGTCAAGTGCATAACCGAACGTCACAGCGTTAAAACCGACAGAATGGCTCGACCAATGACCTGTTTCGACGCTGAAGTGTTGCAGTCAACAGTTGCAAGTGTGAAGCCGTCCAAATTCACAATTTGGGAAAATACTACAGTTCTAGCCAGCGAAATGGAAGCATACGCTCAAGCATACGGCACAAAAGGCAACATCGTCGGCAAAACATTCATCATTGCATATTACGGCACAGTTGATTCAAAGAAATACAAGGGCAAACAAGTCTATTTGTTCCGCGTGATACCGTACGAAGATGCGAGTTAAAGGAGAATGAAAGATGCCGCTTGAAAACTTGACAAAGTTCTTCCAAAGGCAAAACGGCAAAACAGTCCGTTACCTACGGGCGAGTATTCTCGGGCATTATTGGTACTGCGCCGTGCAAGCATGGTTGCAAGCAAGTGGCATCCGTTCCCCATCCAATGAAGCCATGGAAATAGGAAAACGAGTCCACGACGAAATCAGCAAGGCACGTTCTTTATCCGCATGGGAAAAAGAGTTCAACGATTTCATAGCAAAGTTTCAAGTTGAAAAGTCCATTGACATCGGCGAAGGCTCAACAGGCATGGACACGAAAGAAAACATGGTGTTCCAGCGGGCGTGGTACGACGGCGAAACCGTGATTGGACATGTGGTGACGAGCGGCGTAGACGATTTTCGCGTGAGTCCAGAACGAGACATAACGTTCATTGAATACAAAACGAGTGCCCAGAAAGTCATTGACTACTACAAATTGGCTCCCGCATCATTTCAACTCCGCGTGTACATGTGGATTTTTGAGCCGATACTGAAAATCGGTGGCTACAAAACAAGCCACGGCGAAATCGTCTATCTAACACGCAAAGGCGATCCAATCGGCAAACACGACATTGTAGATTATGATGCCACAAGCACCGAAACGGAAATCGAGCGGATATTAAAACAGTTCCGCGATCCGAGCACGCTGATCCCGCCGAGCAAATTCAAGTGTTTTAGATGTCCAGATGTCTATAAGTCGAAGTGCCCGTTTCAAGGGGGACATCAAGATGACTAACAAACTGAAGGAAGAAATCAACAATAACGCTATGTTGCTTTACAATGTCTTAGTTGATTTCAGAAATGTCAACCAATGCCATTTTCCAAGCGGATTTATAGCTCATACGAATAGTGACGTAATATTGGTTGTTGATGTTCTTATTTTGTTAGATAACGTAGCAAAACAAATCCAAGAAAAACTTGAGTTTTATCGAGAACAATTTGAACAAGCTGAGGGGTTCTTTTCTACACCTTACGGAGCTAAAATCGAAGCTTTAGAATGGGTTTTGACTATTTTGACGGATAACGAAGAAAAACAAGAGGCAAAGCCAAATGCAAAAGAAAAATAAAAAAACATCTTTTTCGCAGGGACAAATAGAGTCCGCTCTCTTTCACAAAGCCAAAATGTTAGCCGTCCGCGAGAGCATTCAACTGCGGCTGTTGCTGTCCGCAATGATTCAGTATTGCCTCGAAGATGAAAAGCGAGTTGAAGAAATATTGGCGAAAACGAGGAATCAACGTGAGTAAACTATAAATTAGTCGTTGTAATAGTAATAAAGAGGAATCAACGTGAATAAGAAGAAAGAAGAAATTATTGCCGAAGCCGACAATTCAGATTATATTCACGGAGAAGACAAAGACGGAAACTTGTTGTATGAAACCAACTTTGAAACGGGCATCCATGTAAACACGATTTTCACCAGAAAACGATGGAATGGAAAGGTCAAAATAACAATAGAGGAATTGAAATGAACGAAAAAGATGAAAGATGTAAACCTTGTCCTATTCTTAATAAATGTCCATGCCAACATGATTTTTCTCATTGCTTGTGGAAAGAACATTTTAAAGAGGTTGGATTGTGGGAAAAATAGAACAGAAACCAAAAGAAGAACAACATTCCAGAATTTACATGGATCAAGAAGGCGGATTACACGGCGAAGAGTGGAGATAAAAAATGAATAAAATCCACTCCGTCTGCCAATTCTGCGAACACGAATGTAAACACGCGTGGACATTCTGGGACTGGCAGATGCCACCAGAAGAATATTGCGAAGATTTCGAGTCAAACTGTTTCCACAATTTCATACAGAAACTTGGTGAATTAATCAGTGAACTTGATACGGAATGCGAGCCGAACCGAGAAATAATCGTGGATTGGATTCAGCGGGTTTTCAAGGTAATGGATGATTTGTATGCGTAAACAACAAATAGCTATATTCAGAAACTCCGATAACTCGATGGATTACTTTTGTTTAGGCACTGAAACGCCAGAACAAGCCACAAATCGACTGCAAAAAGAAGGAAAACGCGACATTCTGATAATTGAAGTAAAATTGGCTTATTGGAGTGTTTAATATGTGCGAGGAAAAATTTGCAGAAGCCGAACGGTCTATAATAGGTGCTTGTGAAGATATTGTATGGATCGTTCAAAACAAACCGATAAACGATGAGTGGCAGATGGAAATTTTATACAGAATAAAAGTGATTACTGAAGCAATTGAAAAACTCAAGGAATAAAAATGAATAGCTCCAAACTCAAAGAACTTGCAAGAATCATCTGCGCCAGATGTTCGTTGCACCACGACTACGCCCAATGCCAAAAGTGCAGAATAAACGTGATTTTGAACGAATTATTAATGGAATAATGAGGAGAAAATTATGCCGCATTCTTGGATTGCCTTTGATAAAGCGAGAAAAATAGTTGAAATGTTAAAGGAGAAATATTTACCGAATTTGCCAAGACAAGACCAAATGCTGTTGAGAGGTCTTATTCAAATAATTTTAGAGGAATCTTGATGAAATGCCCAAGATGTGGTTCTGAAGACGTAATAAAAGAATATGATGAATTTTTCGAGAAATTTACATGTCCGAAATGTGGTTGGGAAGATGTTAGAGGTGAGAAAAGAGCGTGAAAAAGTGTCCCTACAATTCTTCTGGAAAAGACTATTGGTGCGACGAAGATTGTAACCAATGTCCAATACCGTTAGAATTTGAAGAAAATAAAAGGAGTTTGAAGTAATATGTCTGAATGGATTGTAGGATTCCTTGTTGCACTTCCAGCATTGATTACTTTAGTGATTGGCTTAATTCTGATTTTTGCTCCGAAGAATGGTGATTGGTAATGGGCTGTCCGCTTAGAGATATTTGCCGTGATGACTGCGACAAATGCACGGAAGAAAAAATGCAAGATAAATATGCAGACTTAATTGAACAAGCAATGCTTAGAGAAGAGGAAAGAAAACAGAGTGGTTTTATTTGGGTTCAAAAACCATGAAATTATCAAAAGAAAAATGGGAACAACTTGATGAGTTGTTGGGCGAAATAGGATTTGGTGGATATTACGACCTTATTGAAGTGTTGAAAACGATAATTGCAAACATAGAACCAAAACTAACAGATAAAATCGAGAACGAAAATGACCTTCTCGCTTTAATCATGTTAATTAGTGCAATAAGCAGAAACCAGAAACATGAAGCCTAATTGAACGAGCTTTTGACAGAATAGTTTTTATATTACGATTACTAACAGTTAAAGGGGAAAACTTATGAAAAAACTTATGATAGAAAAAATGATTAACAATGATGAACAATTAAAAAGACATTGGAAAAAACTGGGTGACAAATTCGATATAACCATTATAGCACAAGGAGAAGTGGCAAGCGGAAAAACTTGGTTTCTTCATCAAATAATCAGTCTTTTCAAAAACTCTGGCTTTAATATCGAATATATATGCGAACATAAATTGCATATAACTAGCAACGGAGGATTACTATGAATGTAGCCAACGTAAAAGTTTATTGTGAATGTTGCGATAGCTTAATAAGTTTCGATGTAGGTCAAATCTACGTTGAAAAATTTGATTATCTTCCTCTTTTCTGTCCAATCTGTGGCTATCCATTAGGAATAGCAACGCATTTTATTCATTTTTTGGGCTTGGAAATTCGTGTTAAAACGGGCGAAAATTTGGGAGAAAAGACAGAAGCCACAGAAGAACAGTTTCGACGGTTTAAAGATGAACAAAAATGAAATGCGAACAGTGCGGAAAAAGTATAGAGCCGATTTCAGAAAAGGAACGCAAACAACTCTTAAAAAAAGGATTAAGATTTAGTTCATATTACTTTGTTATTCAGTTACGAGTTTCTGAAATGGACGTTCGCGGGTTAGGTTCTGCTGGCGAGTCGGAATTTTGCAGTTGGAAATGTCTTAAAGATTGGATAAAGAAAAACGCTTTATAACTGTAAAGCTTTCCGATGCATACACAACGTTTATATACTTTTGATTATTACTATTATTAACGTGATAAAAATGACCGATAAAAAACGCAAGAAGAATTCGAATCTCTTGAACAAGGCATCATGTATTTAATAGAAAAAAATGGTAGAACCGATTTCTTTGACTTTCGAATTGTATTCGGCAAGGAAGCAAAAGCAACCGATTTTTACCCGATAATGAGAAGATTGACAAATGAGGGTTTAGTATGCAAAACACACGAACTTAGTGACGGTACAAAATTCAACTACAATGTCTGGGTGAAAACACCGAAATGGGATGAAAAAACACTACAAACAGAAAAACCAAAAAAGGTTTGCTTTATTTCAGCAATACTTAGTAAACCCTTATCCTACAAAGAATTATTCAATGATAAACTTGGTTTACCGATGGATGTATCAGAACGAGCGGAAATCTATATCAGTAATAAAAAAGGAGAAAAAAAACATAGGCTAGGAGTTAGTAGAGGATTCGCTTTCTCAATTAAAGAATACTATGACGATGAAAAAGAAGCATATATAATTCCTGCTTCAAAACTTCAGATAGAACTAACAACTAAACCGATAAATTACACAATAAGCAGACGAACAATGGCTGATAAAATCGGAGCTAGTTTTGTAGAAGTTAAAAGCCGTGGACATACTCCGCCAAAAATCGGAGAAATCATTGGCAGAACAACAACAGATAAAGGAGAATTAGTAAAAACAAATCTTCAAAAACTACTTAATGACAATGGAGTACCAGCTTCGCTCAACTTTTGCAAACTTGTGTGTCAATAATCTCTTTTTTCTATCTTTTCTTCAGCCATAAACTTTATATGCATCTATTATTACTATTAAAACTGCAAAAATACGAATAAAAGAACAAACGGTGATATGATTGGTTTGGGTTGATAGTCCAAAAAAGTTAATAATTGAATTAACTAAACACGACATCGAAAGACAGGTTGAACTTTGTGATATTTGCGAAAAAGAGAAGCCATTAACAAAATTCAAAACTTTGGTAGGAAATGTGCAGATAAATTTCGATGGTTCTTGGAATTTCGTTGGCAGATGCGTTTGCAAAAACTGTAGCCACTAATCTTTTTTTCTATTTTTCCACAATCTTTATATCCTCTCAATATTACTGTAAAGTTAGTCTAAACCACAACCTTTATATATTTAAAGTATGGCAGAAGCACAAAGTTTATAAATTAGTCATTGTAATAATCGTAATAGGTGAAAATCGTGGAACTAAAAAAAGAAGGAATCTGTCTACATTGTGGCAAACCCTTTCTACGGAGAAAAAATGAACGACTTTGTAACAAATGTCTACCTTGGTTTGATCAAATAAAAATGACAGAAAAACGTGAAATGTTGAAAATAGCAAGAAACTGCCACCACGCCATATTTCAGAAAGACTATCCGCAAGACATTTTCCATTGCGAAGAATTCAACCGAAACAACATAAACTGCACGAAATACTGTCCACTTTACGAACCAAAGGAAAAGTGATAAAAATGAAAGACCAAAAACTCAATCTTTCAAGACGAATAAAACGCATCGAGATAAACGCACAATTTTTTGAAGCTTTCTTTTTAGGAATGGAAGTACACTTAAAAATCAAGAATCCGTTGCCAACCGATGCCCGCATAGTGCAAATCGGCTATGACATCAACACAAACAATATTGTCATATTTATAGAAAGCGCGTGTTTTCCTGAAGTGCAACTGTTTCAAACAGTGGAAAACTATCTGCTTGAGGTTGAAAGAATATGAAATGTCCAAAATGCGGAGAACTTGCCGTTGAAGCCAGCGAAGGCAAAGACGGACACTACGAAGGCACATATTATGTGGACGCAAGCATGGAATACGAATGTATGAATTGCGGGCACAAATGGAAGGAAGAGAGGAATAAGAAATGAGAATTCAGACTTGCGTAAACAATTGCAATTGTCGAGACTGCGAACATCTTAGAATAGTTAATAGAAAAATGGATTGTAAAAAGGGATGTTATCTGCCATGAGCAAGAGTTTGAAACAAAAAATCCTTGATCGCATAGTTTGGCTAAGAGATACAGCCGACGGTGGTACACCACCATGAGTTCTGTTCATTGCCGATTCATAGATGGTGAATGTTACGATTACGTTGGAAAATGTTTCAATTGCCATCATCGACTCAAGTTTCTAAAGAGGGAAGCGAAACCATGAACAAACTCGTTGAAAAACAATTAATTCGTTTAAGCGATGTTTTGGAACAAACTAATGCTCCTAATGAAGTATGGACAGAATACCGTAAGTTAGAACAATTTTTGAAGGAAGCAAAACCATGACAAATGAACACCTACATCTAATCAGAGAGAAGCAAC